CAGTAAACAAGATGGTAACTTTAGAGTTGGCGACTTGTTTACTGTTGAACAGGCAACTGGTACTGCTACACTAGATGCTGACAACTTTAGTGTTAGCGGGTTGCAAGAACTACAACTAGGTTCTGTATCATTAGGTGGTACAAGTGCAACAATTAAAGAATTTAGCACTGACGGAACATTTGCTGCTGATAGTGATGAAATTGTTCCTACGCAGCGAGCGATCAGAACTTATATTAACTCACAAATTGGTGGCGGTGCAGCTACTCTTAATGTAAATACGCTTGTTGCTGGTGTGGTACAAATTTCAGGTAACACTATTACAACAACTGATAGTAGCGGAATAACAATTGATAAACCAATTAATTTTGAAGCAGGACTAAGTGGCACACCTTTGGCACTGCAATACTTTTTGAACTCGTAAGGATAATATAATGGCATCAGGAAGACTAGGAGCAGAAAATTTATTAGCAGATACAAATACTACTTTGTATACAGTGCCAACTAGCACGTTTGCAATTACAAGTGTTTCTATTGTTAATAGAGGAAACCAAGCTATAACTATTAGGCTAGCGGTTGCAGATTTAGATACACCAACTGCTGCTGAATATATAGAATATGAAACAGAAATCATGCCCAAAGGCGTACTTGAAAGAACAGGTATTGCAGTTGGTGCAGGTCAGAAATTAGTTGTAAGAAGTAGTGCAGCTAATACAACCGCAGTTGCGTTTGGTGTTGAGACTCCAACTGCATAAATACAAATAGGAAGTTAGGATAATTTAAAATGGCAAGATACATTACAACAACTGGGTCAGCAGGCACCACCGTAAGAACTGTCACTGCAAATACTAATGCAGTCGCTAACGAACGCCTATTGATAGATACAACAGCAGGGGCTATTACATTAACATTACCAGGGTCGTCTGATACATTAGTAAACGACACAATCCAATTTATTGATATTGGAGGTAACTTTGGAACAAACAACGCTACTGTTGCTCGTAATGGACATAAGATACATGGACTTACAGAGGATCTATCATTAGACATCGGCAACAGCGCAGCAACACTAGTATACAGCGGAGCAACATACGGTTGGGTCTTAGCAGGATCTTAATAAGGAATAAAAAATGGCAACATTACAAAGTTTGAAATCAGATGTAGCACCGGCTGCACCGCCGGCAATGCAAACATTTTATGTATATAATATGTCAAGAGCACACAACTCTGGTGGTAAATGTTGTCTATGGACTGTGCCCGATGGTGTAACACAGGTAACATTTGAATTATGGGGAGGTGGCGGCGGCGGTGCTGGCGCAAGATGCTGTCAATCATCTTCTCAAACAGCAGCAGGCGGAGCATATAGTACTAGAACGATTTCTACAGTAGCTGGCTGTCAATATACAATTTGTGCAGGAGGATCTAGCTGTAGATCTAATTACTGTGTAGGTTGTACAGGATACACATCATTCGTTAGCGGATCAGGTATTTCGACTACTTGTGCAGGCGGAGGATGTGGAGGCAGAACACAATGTTTTTATGCTTACGGAAGCACTTGCTGTCCGATGTATTATTGCACACCGGGAGCAGCAGGAGACTTTACATTAGGATCAATTAGAGGTAACTCACTCAAAGACGGATGTTTGCATCACTGGAACGATTGGCTAGGACACTCATATCAATTTGGCCAAAGTGTTGGTGAACGCTCAGTTTGTAACGTAGGAAATAGAGCACATGGGTGTGCTTATACTTGTACAAACTTTCCATCAGGCGGAGGACCTAACGGAAGAAGTTGCTGTTATTATAACTGCTATTGTGGAGACCAAGGCGCCGGCGGAATTGTAAAAGTATCATTTGCATAGAGGAAAAGAGAAATGCCAACAAACACAACCATAACACAAACATTTACATATGTTTGCCCAGACGAGCTTAGATCATCAAGCGTAGCGGACAATACAACTGTAAATGCTTCATATACAGGTCCATCCAAATGGTGGGTATTTGTAGACGCAACAACTGGCGTTATTGAAAACACTTATCCATTTTATGATGAAGCTAATGACGGTGAAAATGCTGCTGCACCAGAAGGTACAACAAAAGTTCTAGTAGATAGTCAACAAGATCCTTTAGTTGCATCATTAATTGATCCAACAGCGTTTACAATGACTACTGCTGCATCAGATGTAACACAAACACTTTCAAACGGCGAGACTTGGGTATATTCATATCCTTTAGAACCAGATGAATTTGTTGACTTAGATACGTTAACATATGCAGACGGTTCATGGACATATGATATGCTAGAGCCAGAAATTACTTGGGAAATGTTAAGAGAAATTAGAGATAGAATGTTAGAAGCAACGGACGGTAATATTGCAGAAGATATGCCGGCAGCGGTTAAACAACCTTGGTTAGACTATAGAGCTGCACTAAGGGATTTACCAGCTACGTGGAACGGCATTCCTGCACATAAAGTAACTTTGCCCAACACTCCAGACGCAGGATCAGATTAAGGAAATAAAAAATGGCAGGCTTAAGAACATTGTTAGAATATTCCGCAGGAGCAACAGCACCAACAAATGGTACAATGGCTACGTTAAGGATTTATAATACAAATACCAACACAGTAAACAATGGCGGACAATGTTGCTTATGGACAGTTCCTACAGGTGTAACATGGATCGCTGTTGAACTTTGGAGCGGCGGAGGTTCAGGTGCAGGATCCTGTTGTAATAGGTCAAACAAGCCTGGTGGCGCCGGTAGTTACGGACGTAAAGTTTTTGAAGTAACACCAGGAGATCAATGGACAATATGTGCAGGCGGTACAACGAATTGTTGTACAGGTTGTACAGGAACACAGGGATATAATTCTTATATTTGTAAAGCTTCAACTTGCGAATTAAGAGCATATGGCGGACAGCCAGGATGCACAATTTGTTTAGGACATTGTAGTTACGGTAACTGTCAAATAAGACAATGTGCTTGTGGGTGTGTTACAGGAGCATCAATGCATATTTGCGGTATGAACGGACAAGCAAAATGGACATATGGCAACAAGTGTCATTTTAAAAATTTTGCACCAGGAGCACCATATGGATGGACAGGCGGCTGGTGGAGTAGAAACGGATGTGTAAATGAATCAGGACACGCTCGCCAAGGAAACTGTCAATCTATTCCAGGTTCAAGCGGTATGGCTAGTAATAATGGCGGAACATCAACAAGATATTGCGGCGCAAAAGGCGGCAGTGGAATGGTACAAATTATGTACATAACGGAAGCATCGTAAGGAATTTAGATAATGGCAACACTTAGAGATTACTTGTATGGTTATGATGAAGGCGGAGCAGTAGTTCCGCAGGAACTCGTGGTATACAATACTAACACTACAACTGTTAATAATGGTGGGGCGTGCTGTGAATTTATTGTTCCTGGAGATAAAACTGTTGTAGCATGGGAAATCTGGGGAGGCGGTGGCGCCGGCGCTGGAGGACAATGCTGTACAATTGGTATGGGTGCAGACGCAGGCGGATATATTGCAGGTTCAAAAACTGTATCACCGGGCGATACACTGATAATTTGTGCAGCAGGATCAACTTGTTGCAGAAGCACTGGATCATGTCAGAACGGCTTTGACTCATATGTATGTTTGAATGGCGAATGGTGTGCTAGAGCTCAAGGCGGATGTCATGGATGGTATCAATGTAATGGACATTACTGTTACAGATGTTGTGGATCATTGCAAACAACACCAGTATCATACAATGGTGATTCACATAATGTTATGTGTATACAAGGTAATAAAGGCTTTTGGTGGTCAAACAGCTATTGTTACAATCATGGATTTAGCGTACAACCAGGTGCACCTATGACAGGACATATGTCTATGGGTATTAACGGTTGCTGTACTTGCTCGGGAGCTATATTGTTTGGACACTTCCCAGGAGGCGGCGGCTTTACAGCAGGACGATTTGGCGGCAGCAGTAATTGCGGTGGCGCTGGCGCAGGTGGAATGGTTTACTTAGTATTTAGATAGGATAAAATAATATGCCAAATATAACTGTAAATTTTAGCTATCCTGTACCAGATAAAATTTGGTCAACAGCTAGAACATTAAACAAAACAGCAGACTGGACATATGAAGGTCCTGATAGATTTTGGGTGTTTGTGGAAAGAGAAACAGGAAAACTTGCTCCAAGGGCCTACATGACTGCTGATATGGACGGAGAAACATATTCTCCTCCTCCAGGAGAACTAAAAGTGGAAGTAAGTGCAGCAGATGAGCCGTTACTTGCAACCATAGTTGCTATGGATTATGATGATAGCGATTTACCAGAGATTGAGCTAGATACTCCGGACGACGAAACACATATGGAACACGAATATCCTAGCCCTAATGAAATACATAGGTATGAAGATATTACATATGACCCTGTTGCAGGATGGACGTTTGCATTTGCAACTAAAGATATGACTTGGGATGATGTTAGAGGTGCGAGAGATTTTCTATTAGCCGGCAGCGATGCAAGAGTTAGACCAGATGTTCCAGATTCAATTAAAAATGAATGGATTACTTGGAGACAGAAACTAAGAGATATTCCTTCAACTTGGGCAGACAAAGAGCCCTGGGAAGTTTTATTTCCTGTTCAGCCAACTGCTGGAATTAAACCACCAGAAACTGAAGAAGATCAATAAGCCATATTTAATTAAAGTTTAAGATCCTCTCTATAAATATTTTCATATTTAGAGAGGATTTTTTATGACCAAACGAAATACAGCTATTTTTATAAACGGTGGTGCAGGCAGAGTAATTTCTAGCATTCCTGCATTAGAATTATATGAAAAAGAAAATCCTGATGACGACTTTATAATTGTATGCGAAGGCGGAACAGATTTTTATAAAGGTCACCCGACCTTATTTAAGAGAGCTTATGACGTATGGCATAAGAATCTATTTGAAGAAAAATTAAAAGACATGGAGTTGTTAAGTCCAGAACCTTACAGAGTTTGGGAATATTACAATCAAAAAGCACACTTAAATCAGGCATATGATATTGCTATTAACAACAAAGGATTACGTGACTTACCTAAACCAAATATTTATTTAGGCAAAGAAGAAATGTTTCAGGCAACTAAGTTGCTTAAAGAAGTAAAAGAAAAAACTAAAAAAGATAAAGTATTAGTTTTTCAACCGTTCGGCAGGGGAGTTGTTAATCAAGAAGGATTAATAATGGATCCAAGCGGAAGAAGTTTTGAACCAGAATCTGTCATTAATCTTGTTAAAGCTCTAAGTAAAAAAATGGCTGTAGTGTTTATGGGAGAAGTTGCTATTCAGTTTAATGAATACGGTGTAACCGAGCCTATTGCTGTTCCTTTAAACACAAGTATTAGAGAATGGGCTGCTATAATAAATTGCGCAGATTATTTCTTAGGATGTGATAGTGTAGGTCAACATATTGCCTATTCTATGCAAACTCCTAGCACAGTTGTAATAGGAAGCACATTTAAAGAAAACATCAGTTATCCAGATTGTAAGTACTTTGATATACTCGACATGGGAGAAGGCGCTCGTGTTTATAGTCCAATTAGAATTACAGCAGATGAATTAGCAGATAGAACTAATGAAGGTGTTATGGTGATGAATGGAAAAATTGAAGAAGTTATTGTTAAGAGTGTTGTTAACAATCAAAAAAAATGGAATGGTAAACCGCAGGTGGCTGCATAATTATGAAAAGTAGTACATGGATTGCTGCAATAGCAAGAGGACATAATGCAAGTGTTGCATTACTTAAGGACGGTGAAGTTGTATTCAGTATAGAAGAAGAACGTTTAAGTCGTGTCAAATATGACGGCGGACCTCTTGCATCGATGACAAAAATATTAGAATATACTGATAAACTAGACTGGTTGGTTATTGCTCATACTCAACCATTGCAGGAAACAGCTGGCAAGAATGACTTTACAGGAGAGGACATTTATACAGCATTAGCTCGCAAGCTAGGATTGATACAAAAACAAGCAATGCCAGGAGAGCATCCCCAAGTAATAGATATGGCAAAATATCATCACAAACTTCATGCAGCTTGTGCATTTTACAGAAGTGGGTTTGATGAAGCAGCAGCAGTCGTAGTTGATGGCGCAGGTACATTTATTCCTGCAAATGAATATGAAACTATATGGGAAGTTGAGTCTATTTTTGATTGTAGATATCCTGATATTTTTGAAACAAAATACAAGCACTTAGGCGGAAGAGGTCCTATGCTTAGTAGCTACAATAAAGAAAGTAATGCAGATTTTATCGACGAAAAAGGAACTATAGAATTAGCAGTAACTGAAAAAGCTGGTATTACAAAAACGTATGAAGCAGTAACAAATTATTGTGGTTGGGATTTTATTGAAGCAGGAAAAACAATGGGGTTGTTTCCTTACGGTAAACCTAATGATGATATACCGCCGCTATTTGAAAAAACAGATAGAGGCGAATATTCTAATAGAAATATAATAACTCCTAATTATCCAAACGGAGCGTTTGTTAACTCTGGACACTTTGAATATTTAGACAACCACGATAGTCAAGATCTTACTCTATTACAAAATAGGAGAGACATGGCATATGCTGTTCAAACCCAAACACAACAGCAAGTTCTAAATTTAATTTATAAAGCAGTTGAACTAACAGGACATAAAAAAGTAGTAATAAGTGGCGGGTATGGATTAAATTGTGTAGCTAACTATTTTTATTTGCAGCATCTTCAAAAAGACGGTATAGAAATATATGTAGAACCTGTAAGTAATGATTGCGGTACAGCTATTGGTGCAGCATATCTACATTGGCGTAGTTTAACTAAAATTACAAAAAATAACGGTAGACAAGATATATTGTACTTAGGATTTGAATACGATTATTCAAATAAAATAGAAACTTTAGCTGAAGAGTGGGGAGCAACTGTAGAAGACGCTACTAATGAGGATGTAGTAAATTTAATTACAGAAAAAAATATTGTATGTATTTTCCAAGGAAGATCAGAAAATGGACCACGTGCATTAGGTAACAGAAGTATACTATATGATCCTACAGATCCTAATGGCAAGGATTTTGTGAATGAAGTTAAACGTAGAGAATACTTCCGTCCGTTTGCTGGATCAATTCTTGAAGAAGATGCACATGAATGGTTTGATCTACGTGGTATGAAGTCGTCTCCTACAATGATGTATGCTGTAAACTGTCAACCTGGCATTGAGAAAAAGATTCCTGCTATTATTCATGTAGATGGTACTTGTCGTATACAAACTGTTAATAGAGAACAGAATCCAAATTATTATGATCTAATTAAAACATTTAAAGATAAGACCGGCTGCCCTATTATTTTCAACACGAGTTTTAATTTAGGTGGCGAACCATTGGTAGAAACATTAGAAGATGCATTTTGGACTTTACAACAAAGTGATCTGGATTACTTGTACTTGCCTGAGTACGGAAAGTTAGTTACCTTGCGATAAATAATACAAAGGGGTAATGTATGGCAATCTTTATAGATAAATTTCTACAAGTTGGTAGAAAAAATACTATTGCATTAAAAAATGATACAAATCTTTCAAGAACAGGTCCTTGGATAGCGATTCCACAGGAAACTGAAATTGATAGATTTTTCTTAGGCGACTTTTGTGCTGCTGAATATACTATTATGTGTGACTTTGATACACGTAATAAAGAAATTATAAAATGTTTAGTAGCTGCAAGTATAGAAAATGCATCACTAGTTGTTTACGGAAGATCGTCTATAGGTAGCGATTTAATTAATTTAAGTGCAACAGTAAATGAATCATTTGTTACAATAAAAGCAACACCCGCTTCAGATGCAGTCAAAAACAGTAAGGTAGTTGTTAATGCATTTTACTTCAACAACCAAAATTTATTAGAACGTATCTAATGGATAAATATGTTAGTAGGAGTATATAAATGCCGCTTCAGTATAATAAGTTTGAATCAGAGTTCGGATTTAAAAGTCCAGGGTTTGAAGTTGACGACGAAGGTAACGTAACTTTAAGATCTATTACATACAGTGTAATTGAAGAAGAAGACTCAACTGCTGATTACCAAGTCACCCAGAACATTGCAGGAACTGGCTTTAATTTTGCGGGCGTTGTAGGCGATAATCCGACAATAACTTTAGAAAAAGGTTCTACATATAGTTTTGATATTACTTTATCTACACTAACATGGAACATAAAAACTGGAGATGGATCGAGTCCGTATAACGAAGGTATTTCAGTTGTTGTAGGAGGAAACACTTTTACAGGAGCTGATGCACAAAATAGAACAACAGGAACATTTACATTTAATGTACCTGTAGATGCTCCTGATACACTTAGATTTTCAGATGCTGATGGATTACCTTTTGGACTTATTACTGTTCAAGAACCTGTAATCACAGGTAACGCAAGTTTTAGAACACTTACTGTTGCAGGAAATTTAAATGCTTTAGGCACTGATGCAGATATTAGATTACAGCCTACAGGTATAGGAACTGTAAGAATAAGTGCTGGTAGTGGATCTATATCAGGCTTAGATATCACAGCAAATACTCTAAGTGCAACAAGTGAAGTTACATTACAGCCTGTAGATCAAAATGTCACAATTATCCCAACAGGCACAGGAACACTTACTATCAATAGCGGCGCTAAAGGAACAATAAATAATATGGATGTAGGAACAACTGTTCCTGCTGCTGGAACTTTTACAGCTTTGACTGCTACAAGTGGATCTTTAAACGGAATATCAATAGGCACAACAACTCCTGCTTCTGGATCATTTACAACTGTCTCGGCAACAGGAACACCTACAAGTGCTAATGATCTTACAAACAAAAGTTACGTAGATAATAATAGCATTGCATTTGCAATCGCATTAGGAAGTTAAAAATATGGCAAAGAGAAAAATACCTACATACGTTTTTAATCCGGGAAATGGACTTCTAGATAATGAACGTCCAAATGCAACTGCTTTACTAGAAGCAAATAAAGAATTTATTAAAGACGAATCAGTTGGTTATATTAACGGAAGAATTACAACAGATACTGCTCAAAACGATTATCCATTTGCCTATACTCTGTTGAACATCAATAAACAGTTTATAGTAGCAGAAATGAAAGCATGGATACAATCACAAATTTCTACAAACCAGGGCAACTTTATAGGTATTACATATGATGATGCTTACTGGAATACAGATTTGACAAATTTCTTAAATGCATTAGAATATGATGTAAGATATGGCGGTAATTATAAAACTAATGCTCATATGTCTAATAACTGGAATGACGAAACTTCTTTACATGAACCTACCTTTGATGTTTATAATGATGTTTATGTAGAGCTAGAAGCATTAATTACGGATTTTATTCTTATTAATACTATAAAAAATCCTGTACAGCAAGTCGGTCAAGTTCAAGCAACTAATTCAAACAACGGCGAACCAGCAGCCCAAATTAAGGTAGGCAATATTCTTACAAGTGCTCTAGCTGTTGTAAACAATGGACTAGGTAGTTTGCCTACAGCAACATATGGATATGCTTTTGCTGATTATACCTACAATACATATAAATGCGAAAGAGACGTAGGTTATGTATTAGATGCATATATTAAAGATTTACAGTATGGTGGAAACAAAGAAACATTCGAAACCGCAGAAAAATATTGGGTACAAGATGTTCCTCAGATTGATGGACCTAGGACACCTGAAATAGAAACACATAATTGGATAAGAGATTTAATTAACAATAATATTTTACCTCAAGTAGCTCATACGACTTTACAAACACCTGTTGTTACACAACAATCTTTTGATCCTCAAATTAGCACAGAAGCAGGAACAACAGATAATTTAACTGCGCTTACATTACTATTAACAAATACCATACAAAATGGTACTAGTAATATGGGAACAAAAACAAACGGACTAGGAACTATACGTTTCCAAGGTCGTTATAACGAAGAAGACATTTTGTTAATAACAAATGTTACAAAAGGCCATGTTGTATATAGCTTTAGCGATCCAACAAAACTTGCAGAAGTTGAATTTTTAAAAGATAGTGATAACTTAAACGAAACAGATTTTCCTAGCTTTGATCAAACAGCTGATACTATTACATCATTAAAATTATACTACAATACAGCAACTCATGCATCAACTGATAGATTACAAATCTTTGTTGAAGAAAAAGAACAACGTGTAAGACCATATGATTTTGGTACAGATGCAATCGAAAGAAACAGAGTTGCTAACGCTCAGTCTATGCTTGATGCTGACTTTGAATATGGACTACAGCCAACCAAATGGCAAGCGATTGGTATGGCAAGAGGTTACCCTTCTATTTACGAAATACCTGGTACAGAAATAAGCGTAGAGTCTGTGACTACAGATGCTTCTTCTGGAACACAAGGCATTGGTTCTAGTTTAATAACTGTTAACACTATTGTTACTCATGGATTATCTCAAGGCGGTCCTTTTACAATAAAAGGATTAGGTAGTTCTGCACTAGGATTTGGCAGAGCTGAAGGCAGCTTTGCAGTAAATCAAGTTGTAAACGATAAACAATTTAATTTTTATGCCAAATCAAAAGTAGGAACAACTAATGGCGAAGTCATTTCTACAACCTATACACAGCTAAGGAAAGCAGGCTATTTTACTGGCGCTGCAATAGGCGATCCAGAATTTACAGTAGCAAGTAATGGTAGTTCTGGTACTTTTGCTGTAAATTTAGATTGGCCAAGCGAAAGTGACACAATTGGATTTTCAGGAGATGTTCCAGAAATTGGTGCTCCTTTAGTTGATGCAACTGGTGCTATTCCTACTGGTGCTCAGGTTACAGCAATAAACGGCACAGGTGCTGGTATAGAATTCACCGCAGACACTGCACAAGATATTCCATCAGGAGTAAGTGAATTTGATGTTACAAGTGCTTCAGGCATACTAGTTGGTTACGGAATGGACAGGGGTGACGGAGAAGGTGTAACTGTTACTCAAGTAAGTGGAAATACTGTTACTTTAAGTGGTCCAATTACATCTCCTATTCCTGGTTCTAATGTTGAGTATACAGGAGTCGTTGGCACACTTAAAACAACATCAGGCGGTATTGATGCAAGATTTGATGTAGTTAGATCTGCAGGATCGTATACTCCTACTATAAATAATGCTGGTTCGGGATATGATGTAAATGATTCGCTACAGATTGCAGGTAATTTATTAGGCGGAACATCGCCAACACATGATTTATTTATTAGGGTAACAGGTGTAGGCGCAAGCGGAGACATTACTAGTATATCAAGTACGGGAACTGCTGCACCTGCTGACGGATTATTTCCTAATATAGCAGGACAACTTCAAAACGGTCAAGGTACTGGTGCAGCATTTGATATAACATACACTAATAATGTTTACTCGGCTACTACAAGTCAAATTGCCTTAAATGGATTTCCTATAGATGCAGAAGAACCTGACGGCAATGGTGCTATTTTATTAATCACAACAGGAAATAATTCATATTTTGCCACTGTCCAGAATGGTGGTTTATCTTATCAGCAAGGCGACAATATAAGAATATTAGGTAGTAACTTAGGTGGCGTCGATGGTACAAATGATTGTATTGTAACTGTAGCAAGTGTAGACGGTGTTACTGGAGAAATTTTAAGTGTAAGTGTTGCTGGAACAGCAGTAGATGCCCAAAATAACTATGCATCTGTGACTCTTAATTATAGCGGCGGCAGCGGCGTAGATGCAAGTTTTGTTGTGCAAACAAACGGTACTTCATATAGCCCTCAAATTACAAATCCAGGTACAGGGTATTCTCAAAATGAAACATTTGTTGTACCAGGTACAGATTTAGGTGGATCTAGTCCTACTAACGACTGTACCATTACAATAACTAGTGTAGACGGCAGTGGAGGAATCACTGGAGTAAGCGGAGCAGGTTTGGCAGTAAATGAGGCAAACTATGGAGCTCAAACAGGAAATGTAATTTATGGTACTGGTGCAAGTTTTGACATAAGTGCAACAGGATCTAGCTATAGTGTTACTGTAGTCGGCGGCGGTCAAGAATATTCACAAGGTGATCAACTTTTACTTACAGGTGCACAAGTAGGCGGATCATCTCCAGCTAATGATGCAACTATAACTGTTTTGACAGTTGATGGAACAGGTGCAGTTCTAACAGCAAGCATTGCAGGTACAGCTCCTGATTTAAGGGGTGCTAATTATACTACGACAGACGAAATCACTATAACTGGTGATCAAGTAGGCGGAGCAACACCTGCAAATGATTTAATAGTTACTGTAAGCACAGTTGGTTCAAACGGAGAAATTACAAGCGTAACTGTATCTGGAACAGCACCGGACGGATTTGGAAATTATATTGATCCTGCGTATACAACTGCAAGTGGCGGAGCAGATGCAGCATTTATTGTTAGCAGAACAGGAACTACATACTCTCCATCAGTGCAAAACGGTGGTACAGCATATAATATAGGCGATACTCTAACTATTTCTGGTGCAAATCTAGGAGGTACATCACCGACAAATGATTTAACAATTACTGTGGCTGATATAGATTTAGGCACAGGCGAAATCACCCAAATTAACCATTCAGGAACAGCAGCAAACGTAGGGGAAGCAATCGGCATTTCAGGAACAAACGTAGCAGGTGCAGGTGCTGTATTTACAATTAACCTTGCTAGTCAAGTTTACACTGTTCAATCTGTAGATAATGGTGGTTTAGGCTATAGACAGAACGATACTATTGTTGTTCCAGGTAATGAAATCGGCGGTGTAACTCCGGCTAATGATGCAACAATAACCGTATCGACAGTAGATTCGAGCGGACAAATTTTAACTGCAACTGTTTCAGGAACAGGCGGAAACGGATCGGGTACATATACTAATACAAACAGCACATACTCTCCACTTAATGGAACAGCAGCAGCATTTGATATAACTAGAACAGTCAGTGCGTATAGCATAGAAGTTGATCCAGGCGGTACAGGCACAGGCTATTATCCTGGTAATACTATTTTTATTAGCGGCGAATCTTTAGGAGGCGCATCTCCAACAAATGATGCAACTATTGTTGTAGAAAGTATAGATAGTGTAGGTGCAATATTAACAGCAACAATCACAGGTACAGTGACAGCAGCAGCAGCTATTAATTTTTATGGAACTGTTACATTTACAGAAACTACTACAGCAGCATTACCTGCTACAACAAGTATTGATTTTGAAAGTCTAGCAACAATAGAAGTTCAGTTTGATAATCCTCATGGATTAATACCGGGCGGAACATTCATTGTTGCAGTTGCATCGGATGACGGGTCAAATAACCATGCTTTGGCAGGTGGATCATTTATTGCAACAAATGTACCAGAAAAAAACAAATTAAGATATGTTGCTAGAACGGCAGGTACAATAGACATTGCAACTAGTATTACTGCAACTATTTACACCAGACCAGATTCTTTCTTTATTCATAGACCGTATGATGGTGGTGTTCAGCTAGGTACAGGCGGACCACAACACGGTGCGCAAGCCATACGTCAAAGTAAAAACTACATTAGATATCAGTCAGGTAAAGGTATTATGTATACTACTGGTGCATTGTTTGCACCTAGTTATGATGTTCTTAGCATAGAAAGCACAGGTACAGGAGTAGGAGATATATTAACAATCGAAACTGACGATGTGGATCACGGATTACAAGTTGGCGGTACAATAAAACTTATTGGTGTAAGCACAGCAGGCTATGACGGTACGTATAGAGTTTCTGACATTGTTTCAGAAAGAAAGTTTAGAGTAGTTGCAACTACACAATTAGGAAGCAAAATACCTATACTAGGATTTGGGTGCCAAATATCAGTTTTAAATTGGCACGGTGCTACAGTTAGGGCTGGTGCATATGATGATCAAAACGGAATTTTCTGGGAATACGATGGGAGAAATATTTCTGTTGTACAAAGAAGTTCAACGTTCCAGATAGCAGGTACACTTAATGTAAATCCAGATGAAAATGTTATTTCTGGCACAGGAACTAGATTTAAAGATCAATTAAAAGCAGGTGATAGAATTGTTATTAGAGGAATGACACACGTTGTTGCTCATGTAAATTCTCAAACAGAAATGATTGTTACACCTGATTATAGAGGCGTATCACCTGCTTACAATGCAAAAGGTTGTATTGTAATAGATAAAAAAGTCAAGCAAGATTCATTTAATTTAGATAGATTAGACGGAACTGGGCAAAGTGGATACGATACTGATATATCTAAAATGCAAATGATTGGAATTCAATATTCTTGGTATGGTGCTGGATTTATCGACTTTATGTTGCGTGGTGCAGATGGTAACTTTATATTCTGTCACAGAATGCGTAACTCAAACGTAAACACAGAAGCGTTCATGCGTTCAGGAAACTTGCCTGTGCGTTATGAAGTTACTAATGAAGGACCTCCAGGCAAACTTGCAGAACACTTAGATGATGTTGAAACTACTATTACATTAGAAGACGCTAGTTTCTTTCCTCCAGATGGCGGCACATTGTTAATTGATAACGAAATTATAACATTTACAGGAGTTAGTGGAAATGATTTGACAGGTTGTACAAGAGGTACAACAATGACAAACTTCCAAGCAGGCGCTCAAAGACAGTATACAGCAGGACCAGCTGTTGAACATGAAAGAAGAACAGGTGTTGTGTTAATTAGTAATACTATTACACCTATTATCAGTCACTGGGGATCAGCATTTATTACAGATGGTGGCTTTGATGAAGATCGTGGTTACATTTTCTCTTATGCTGCTACAAACATTGAAGCAAGTACAGTTCGTAATACTGCATTAATGATTAGACTTGCGCCTAGTGTTTCTAACGCTATTACAGGCGACCTTGGTGATAGAGAATTATTAAACAGAGCCCAGTTGCTATTAAATGGTATTGAAATTACTTCCGAACCATTAGCTGCAAGTGATACAGGAGGTATTGTTGTTGAAGGTATCTTAAATCCACAGAACTATCCTGAAAATCCAGCAGATGTTGGTTGGACAGACCTAGGAGGCGAAGCACAAGGTGGACAGCCTAGTTTTGCTCAAATTGCGCCAAGTGGTGCTATTGTCTGGGGTGATGCAACGCCTGTTACAGCAAATTTAACCACACTATCAACTGCCCCTAGCTTTAACGCTACACTATATTATCAGGCATGGAATAATACAAATGTAATTTACATTGCAACAAGTTCAGTTCCAAGTGGTAGTTCAATACAAGTAGGTATGACAGTTGAATATAATGGACCAGGAACTCCTAGTGATTATATTAGAAACAACACAACTGTAACTCAGGTAAACACATATGGTTCTTACATACGAGTACAACTTAGCAGAAGAACAAAAGACAGAGTTAATGCAGGCACATCTTATACTTTTGGATATCCATTAGGACCTGAAAATGCAAACTATGCTCTTGTTACCGCATTAAGTTGGGAAGCCTCAAATGCTACAGAAGGAACTAACATAGATTCTACTGATACACACTTCCCAGCTGGTACACAGGTTGTTTCTGTGCAGAAAATTACAGTTGACACTACAACATTTTATAGGATTACATACTCACAAACTGGTACAGGGTTGACTGCTGGGTCAACTATTGTTATGAGCTTAACACCACCTGTATACGCACAGCCAGGCGAAACAATATTTAAATTTATCGCTGTGCCGGGAGAACGTTCTGTTATTGATCTTACATCAATCAAAGAACTTACAAACACAAGTTTAGGTGGTAGAGGTACATTTCCTAACGGTCCAGACGTGTTAGCACTTAATGTTTACAAAACTTCAGGAAATGCTATTCCTTCAAACGTTATTCTTAAGTGGGGTGAGGCCCAGGCATAGCACTTTGGCTGTCGCCTGGCGCAACTCTATAGTTATCTTCAACAGAATCTGGAGTAGATACTTCTGTTAAACTGCTTCCAGCAACAATACACTCTAATTGATGAGGTTGCAATGGAGGATTATGCCAAACATCTCCTTCTTTTAGCTCTTGTGTATGCAACTGGGCTGTTTTTGTGTCAATCCACCGGACTATAAAGCGGCCATTGTTAATAAACCACGTTTCGTCCTTCTCTTTATGGAAGTGCATTGAAAATTTTGCACCTGCTTTTTCAAAAAATAGGATTTTCCCGCAATAATGCTCGTTTGTAGCCCATATTAGCTCGAAACCCCAACCTTTTTCTACTTTTCCTTCTAGTCTTGTAGCCATTGATCCATCCATTCGTAAGGTGTTAAAAATTTATAGTCGCCAATTGAGTTGATTAGCTTGGTATTATCACTTTTTGTGTACTTTTGGTACTGATCTTTCAGTTCTATAGGCATTTCTACCTCTTCAATTGGCACATTTAGTGTCTCACTCATATATTTTGCAATGTTACCAATACTTTCAGCTTTACCTGTACCTAAATTCCATATTCCATTTTCATCTACGTTCAAAAACATCTCAGTGATACGGCAAATATCACCTACATAGATAAAGTCTCTGTAATAGTTGTCGCTGTTTACAAAAGGTTTAATCCTTCCTTCAGTTGCTTGACGTTTGAACTGGTGGAATATGCTTGCTTGAGGACCTTTATGCTCTTCAAATTCACCATATACATTAAAATATCTAAAACCTTGAACCCTGCACCCAAAACTGTCAATATCAGTAGCATTAATAATTCTATCAAATAGGTATTTTGACCATGCATAGGGTGATTTTGGCAAGACAGGACCATCTTCTTTACATTCAGGCAATGGACCATATACGCTTGCACTTGATGCATACATTAAATTAACACCATGAGCTTCGCAGAGGCCTAAAAGTCTCGTAGAAAAGTCTAAATTTTGTTCCATAACAGCATCAACGTCAGTACAAGTGGTACTACTAATTGCACCTAGGTGAATAATTTGGTCATAATAGTCAACTGCTGGCAAAGTGTTAGGAATCCAGTCAAACCCTTCTACATCGTGTCCACGGGAATGTAGGTATCTTCCTAAATTTTGGGCAATAAATCCTTTATAGCCTGTAATTAATATCTTCATTTGCTTCCTCTATAATTTTTGTAGTGCTATGACCTTTTACAGTTGGTACAATATGTACAGGAGCAAGGTCATGCCCGACTATTTCTTCTACAGTATAATCACCACCTTTTACAATAAGGTCTGGTGATAGTGATTTTATCAATTCATAGGGTGTTTTTTCTTCAAAAATTACTACCTCGTCTACGTATGGTATGAGCTCTAGCTGTTCTTGGCGTGTGTTTTGGTCATTGATTGGACGGTTGTTACCTTTTAATAGTTTTACACTACTGTCACTGTTTAGACCAACAATTAATTTATCGCCTAATTCGCGTGCCTCTTTCAATAGTGTTAAATGGCCTTTGTGTAGTATGTCAAAACACCCATTTGTAAACACTACTTTCTTTTTTAAATCGGATTCTTTTAAAATGTATGTACCTACGTGTTTAACACTTTCAGTCGATCCTTGAACAGCTAGTTTTAATGCTGTTCCATAGTCGTAATCTTTAGTTAGTGCATAAACAAATGCTGCTAAAAAGCAATCTCCTGCACCTGTAACGTCCGACACTTCTACAGGCTCTACAGGAACATCGTAAAATTTTTCGTCAATTTTAGCAATTACATTATTACTAGCTTTGGTAATTACAATATTGCCCTGCCAAAGATCAAAGTCTAGTTCTGTAAATTCTTTTTCATTGGGTTTTACAATCCAGGCACCATTATAGAAAGTATAGTGGTCTTTTGGATCTACTATTACTTTACACCCAAACTTGTTAATATGTTCTATAATCTCGTATGATTTTTCTAGAACACCTTTTTTATAATCGCTTAGTATAACATATGTGTATTCACTAAAATCTTTTTTAAGGATGTCTTCTAGTGTGTTTTCACCAGGTACAATAACATCGTCGTCTATACGTGTAATGTAATGTCCGTCACATAGTACTCTTGTTTTAGTGCTTTTAGGATAGTAATAGTCAAATAAATCTACGTCAACACCTAGACTTTGTAGATTTTCGTAAACTAGTCCTGCACCGCCTTGTGTTTCTATAGTGCGTTCTTGAGTAACAACAGGCACAGGTGCCTCTGGACTCAAGCGTGTGCTTGTTCCGTAAATGTATTTGTCAATTATAATATCACCGATTACTAGTACTTTTGACATATCTTATTATAACATTAAAATTATTGTTCGTCAAGTAACGATATTACTTGGAATACTGTTTTTAGTTTAGATTGGTTAATTTTACTTGTAAGAGTGTTACGTAACCCATGATGGAGAGGCTTAGGCCAATTGCCTAATTTAACCCAAGCATAACCGTCGTGTTCATCGTTTAATTTTGGAATAAATTCATCTTCTATAACACAAAGATATGTATGAAAATGAAACTTTTCATCATTACTTATAAAACTTTCTAATGGCATTGTTTTTTTAATATTGGGTAAGTGACCTACTTCTTCGGTGATTTCACGCCGTAAACCTTCCCATGGAGTTTCTTTACCTTCATTTGTGCCACCAACTAATCCCCACATATTATTACGTTTACCGTTTGCTCTATGCAAAAGTAAAAATCTTTGGGTAGATTTTGCGAAAATTAATGCTCCGCTACATACTATATCTGCGCTCATATAGTATGTATCTTAAAGGGTGATTCTCCAGGTGCCAACTTGGTATTCACCTTCGAAAGATTTAACCCATTCAACACCATTAAATTTATATTGTACACCTGTGTTTAGATTTGTTGTGAAAATAACACTACTATCATAATTACTTGCATCAAAAACAACGACCCATTTTGTTCCATCCCACTCGATGATGTCGTTTTCTCCAGCTTCTAAATAAGTTCCGTCTGTATTTTGCCAAGCCGAGGGCCCAAAATTTGCCCCATGAGGTCCTATACTATCTAAAAGCAACAATCTAACACCAGTTGCCTTAATAGCTGATGGATTATAAGTAGTAGGATCAATTATGTAATCAATTTTTGATTTATCTTGTAAATCACTACTAATAATTGAATCTGTTGGAAGTGTATCTTCATCAAAATCTAAAAGCAATTGGTTAGTGTTTGTTAGATTAAGGGTAAATGTAGCAACTACTTCCCCGTCTAGGTCAGATCTTGTTAAAAATAGCCTACTTATACCTGCTTGATACGGTCCAGCAAATTGTTCGAACATAGGTTCCCAGCTAATTTCACCTACAGTGCTGCCTTCTACTATCTGTGCAGTGTTATTAATTACTACAATGTTATAATTATTGTAATTTACATTTGCTAATGCATCAACATCGCCCCTCACGCTCTGTCTCTGCTCGCCATCTCTATTTTCGCTTGTAGCACCTAGAGGATTATTTTGGTATGCGTCTAACACTGGTCTGGCTTCACCGAAATCAATTACTCCCGCATCTTCATTAAACACACTTGTTATGATATTAGTGATAACACCAAGGCGTTTTACTTTAGCAGGCGGAGTTATATAGATAGGTGTTGTAAAACTAATTGTGCTTACATCTATTTCACTATCAACACCGACAGGTATTGATCTATTACTCCAATTCACATTTTCTAAATGTACAACAGTTAAACTTGTCCAATCTACATAATTATCTGTTGTTTGTATTTCTAAGCTAGGATTAAATAGGCATAGTAATTGTTCTAATATTTGTAATTTTTGATCAGTGCTTGTAGACCAAACATCTACATTGACTCCTAATATATAAGGCACAGGCATAATACGTTCTACAGTGTAGGCCGGACCTGCCTCTGAACCATATTCTCCTGTTGCTGTATTGTATGATCTTTCTCTAACATTTAGCTTACTAACATAACTAGCATCACTCGTTCTAGATCTATCCATTTCTAATGTTGTTACATAAACGGCCATACGAGGTGCTGACGGTATTTTGTTTTCAGAGTTATCACGTATAATACTTGCCACTTGCCTTGTTAAGTCACCGTACATCACAGGAATACCAGTAAAATTGCCAGAATTATCTTGATATTGAAAATTACTCATTAATCTTATAATTTGAGTAATATATCTTCTAATTTGTCCGTCATAAAAGTGTTGCATTAGCTATTATCCGCCTTAGCTTTTAGAGCCTTACTTAAACTTTGTCTTTCTTTAACTTCACTACCGTTAATTGTACTAGTACTTGTATTGTTAATAAACGAAGTTTTTTGTGTCTGTCTTGTTGTAGTATTAGACAGAGTCATTCTTACACTATCTTCTTGTCTAACCCATTTTGATCCATTGTACCTAAACAATTTATTAGGTAAAAAATCTGTTCTCAAAAAATAATCTCCGCTATCTGCACCTAATGGAAAGTTAATACCAAAGCCGAAAGATTCGCCATTTGGTGCTAACCCATCGCCAACTAAGTATCCATCGTAATCATCTTTGATGCCTTCTTCTGTGATACGCTCAAAAACAGTTTCAGGAACTTCTTCTGGAAAACTTTGTTCAATAATATTTGTACCATCTTCTGCAACACGTTTAGTGTATAAATGGCTAGTTTCATATCCACTAAGTGGACTATCTGCTTCGGCTTGTTGTACCACAGCTTCATTTACTTGCATTTCTTTTTCAAATGTAGACAGGACATTACGCAAAGTTAAATCACTATCTTCACTAGCTGGCAAGTCGAGTATATCTTTAAATTCTTGCCCGTCGTATATGCTTTTTAGTTTAAGTCTATATAAGTGCGGATACCAAGTTTGAGAAAAACCTTCAGCAGCACGACTTATTTCGTCTATTACATAAAATCTTTTTAATGAAACTTCGTAATCATTTAAAGCATATTCATCTTTTAGATGCGGAAGTTCTATAACATCTCCGCTCATAATTTTTCTACCAATACTTTTAACACTATCATTTATATGGACTGTCATAAACAATGTATCATTACTCATAAACAAACCAAACTGGCTTAAATTAAAATCAATATCTGCTACATTGTATATGCCTCTTATTGTGTATACATCAGGATCGTATTTCCTGTCTCTGTTTTCCATAAACAGGAGGTCTTGTATGTTGGTTTCTTTTACACTGTCGTATTGGGGCCTATCTGCTGTACTAGCACTTTCTTCTGTATTTACAGGACCTAAATATTTGTGTAAATGTACGTCTGTACCCCCAACAGAAAACATTTCTGAAATTTGTCTGTCAAGGAAGCTATAATCCTTGCCTTTTTCTGGTCTATATAAACTAAGTCTCGGCATATGTATATTTATCGTTACGATAAATACTATGTGGAGAACTTGTATGGCAAATTTAGCAACAAAAAAGCAAGAAATATTTGATTATGTAAATGCCTTTCTAGGCGGCGGTATGATAGATGTAGAATTAGACCCTGTACATTATGAAACTGCACTTACAAAAGCATTAACACGTTTTAGACAACGCAGTGACAACTCCGTTGAAGAATCATATATGTTTATGCCTACTATTGTTGATCAAAATACTTATACATTGCCTAATGAAGTTATGGAAGTTAGAAAATTATTCCGTAGAAGTGTAGGATCACGTACAGGTGGCGGCGATGGCGGTACTATCTTTGAACCATTTAATTTAGCATACACAAATACATACTTGTTAGCTAGTTCGAATATGGGAGGACTTGCTACATATGACTTGTTCTCACAATATCAGGAACTTGTAGGACGTATGTTTGGTTCTTTTATTGAATTTAAATGGAATAGTACAACTAAGCAGCTAACTTTACTACAAAGACCTAGAGCAGAAGAAACATTACTTTTATATGTTTACAACTATCGTCCAGACGAACAATTATTAGATGATTATTTGGCAAAACAGTGGATCAAAGACTATACACTTGCTGGTTGTAAATATATGCTAGGTGAAGCACGTTCAAAGTTTGCTACTATTGCTGGCCCACAAGGCGGCTCTACTCTTAACGGTGATGCATTAAAAGCAGAAGCACAGCAAGAAATGGAAAAACTAGAGCAAGAAGTTAGCCAAGCTGTGCCAGGCGGTACAGGCTACGGATTTTTAATCGGCTAAAGATCGTTATCGTGTACGTATAATTGAATTAGTGCATAGTGTAAAATTTTCATTAGATCTTTACGAGCATCATCTGCTGTACCTTTTTTACCATAACGGTTTGAATACTTGTCAACATTGCCCATACAGAACCCAGTTCCGTGTCCTCTGTCAATAATTACTTCAGTTGACTGAAATTTATTTGTACTATAATGGCCGTTGTATGTTTTATCGATATATGCTTGAAATTCTTCAATGTACTTTTTTTCGTCAAATTTGTAGTCGATTTTGTTAGACATAATTGCTCCTAAATAATAAGTTAAATTATACTATATGACAAACAAAAAGTCAACCTAAAAATCTGCTATAAGATCTCCTTGTTTCCACTTACTGCCTTCTTTTTGTAAAATTCTTTGACAGTTGGCACATATTGTTTTTAGATTATTATATCTACAATTATCTAAATTTCCATCTATATGGAAAACATTAAATTGTTCTTGATGCTTAGATTTAAAACCACACTTTTCACAAGTATCTTTTTTCTCATAACCTTTCATTTTCCATTTTGGTATGCCGTGTCCAAATCCGCCGTGTTTATTACAAATTTCACACTTTTTTCTATAGTAGGTTTTCTTGCCCTTTTTATAATTAACAGCAGCAGGGCGCATTCCGCATATACATAAAGGTCTCATACTATATTTACACCTTTTGTGCCCCTTTTTAATGGGGTAAACAACAGTGTTTTCGTTTCATAATGCTAAATACAGTAGCATAAACAGTTTACTTTCAAGGAGAAAACGCAATGGCATTAACATCACCAGGTGTAGAGGTTAAGGTAATAGACGAATCGTTCTATACACCAGCAGAACCAGGCACCGTACCAATGATCTTTGTGACATCGTCACAAGATAAAACCAATGCTTCAGGCAGTGGTATTGCCCAAGGTACAACTAAAGCTAATGCTGGCAAACCATACCTAATTACTAGCCAGCGTGATCTTGCAGATACCTTTGGAGACCCGACATTTTATACAGATTCAGGCAACAATCCAATCCACGGAGGAGAGCTTAATGAATACGGTTTGCAAGCTGCATATTCATTCTTAGGCGTTGCAAATAGAGCATACGTTGTACGTGCAGACATTGATTTAAATCAATTAAAAGCATCAGCAAATGCTCCAGGCGCTGCTCCTGCAGATGGAACATATTGGTTTGATACAAAAAATACAAAATTTGGTGTATTTGAATGGAATGGAGCAGCTAGAACAACAACTGGCGGACAAACTTTTTCAGTAAAAACACCTATAGTAATTACAGAAGTTTCTAAAGTTACAGGAACATCAACAGCACCGGGCGCACCAAAAGGTTCAGTTGGCGCAGTTGGCGACTACGCAGTAGTTGCTGTAAGCACACTAAACAAACTATGGTATAAAAATTCAGCTGGTACATGGGTTGAAGTAGGAACAGATGACTGGCAAAATAGCCATGCAACTGTAACTGCAACAAGCTCAACACATACAGCTGGTAAAACAATGACAATCAACGGTGTTACAATTACAGCTTCAGGCACAGATGCAGCTTCATTAGCAAACGACATTGGTGTACTAGTAACTGGAGTAACAGCACAATCAGTTGGCGGAGTACTATCACTATTTTCAAACGGGGTTAGTATTGTAATTGGCAACGGCGGCGGCACCCCAGGACTAGAAACAGACCTAGGAATTACAGCAGGAACTTACGCAGCACCAGCAGTTGCTATTGCAGCTCATACAAGTGTTCCAGAATGGAAAACAAACGACACTACTCCACGTCCAACAGGTTCTATTTGGATTAAAACAACTGAACCAAATAGTGGTTCTAAGTGGGCAGTAAAGCAGTACAATGCAACTACAAAACTTTGGGCAGATGTAAATGCTCCACTGTACGAAGATAATGCAGATGCTATTTTTAACCTTGATAAATCAGGTGGCGGTGCAAACTTAACAGTAGGTACAGTTTACATTCAAACTAACACAGGTGAAGTAAGTCAAAAAGAAGCAAACTTTAAAATCTTTAGACGTCAAGTTGCAGGTGCTACTGTTGTAACATCAGACAAAATTACAACTAGTACTATTCCAAACGCTACAGCTAGATTTGATATTATAGAAAGCGTTAAAGGTAACCGTGCAATGAGTGCAGCTACTACGATAACTGTTGCTTACAACGGAACAGCAAACGATGCAGAAGATATGGCAAATGCTATTAACGCTGCTGGTTTAAATCATGTTACTGCAAGTGTTGATGCACTAAACAGAGTTGTAATAAGTCACGCAACAGGCGGTGAAATTAGATTTGTTGACCACGATGGTGCATTAGCAGCAGCTGGTTTTGTTCCAGGAACAACAACAAACTTATACGATTACATGGCTGAAGATTCAACAGTATACTTTATTGCTTCTAACTGGAAAGTAATGACTTATACAGCAAGCGATGATGCTCCAACTGCATTAACAGCAGACGGAACATTATGGTACAACTCAATTGTTGATGAAGTTGATATGCTTGTACACAATGGTTCTACATGGGTAGGACGTAAGCATACAGGTTCAGGACTTACAGGAGTTGATGACCCAATCGTAAGTGCAAGCACACCAACAAAGCAAAGCGATGGAACAAGCGCACTTGTTGATGGAGATATTTGGATTGATACAGGAGATTTAGAAAACTTCCCAAGAGTTTATAGATATGACTCAACAATGCCAACTCCAACAGGTTGGGTACTACTTGATAGCACAGATCAAACAACAGAAAATGGTGTACTTTACGCCGATGCACGTTGGAGCGATGCTGGTGCTAACAGTGACGAGGCAACTATTGCAGACTTAGCAGTTAGCGATTACCTTGATCCAGATGCTCCAGATCCAGCACTTTATCCAAAAGGAATGCTGCTATGGAACACACGTAGAAGTGGATTTAATGTTAAGAAGTTTGTTCGTAACTATATTGATACAACAGCTGAAAACAAAAGACAAGCAGGCGATCCAAGCATGGCTTCTTACTATCCACATCGTTGGGTCACTGAGTCAGCTAACCAAGCAACAGGTGCAGGTAGCTTTGGACGTATGGCACAGCGTAAAGTTGTTGTACAACGACTACAAGCAGTTGTTAACAACAACGACGAAATACGTGATGACGAAGCAAGATTGTTTAACATCATGGCAACACCTGGTTATCCAGAACTAATTGGTGAAATGATTACACTAAACTATGATAGAGGACTAAGTGCATTTATCATAGGTGATTCGCCAATGAGACTTACTCCAGATGCAACTTCACTGAATAACTGGGCAACCAATGTTAACACAGCAGTTGAAGATAATGATCGTGGACTTGTAAGTAGTGATGAATACTTAGGTGTGTTTTATCCAAGCGGATTTAGCAGCGATAACTTTGGAAACAACATTGTTGTTCCAGCTTCGCATATGATGCTAAGAACAATGGCACTAAGTGATCAAGTATCGTTCCCATGGTTTGCACCAGCAGGTACAAGACGTGGTGGTATTTCAAATGCAACATCAACAGGCTATGTAAATAGCGAAGGTGAATTTGTTGCAGTTGCACTTAACGAAGGACAGCGTGATACACTGTACAGCAATAATGTAAACCCAATTACATTTATTACTGGTGCAGGACTTGTTAACTTCGGTCAAAAGACTCGTGCAAGAAATGCAAGCGCACTAGACAGAATCAACGTATCAAGACTCGTTGTATACTTACGCAGCCAGCTTAATAAACTTGCTAAGCCTTACATTTTTGAACCAAATGATAAGGTAACACGCGACGACATTAAGACAGCAGCAGAAAGTTTACTACTTGAACTAGTTGGACTTAGAGCGTTAAACGACTTCTTAGTTGTGTGTGATGAAACAAACAACACACCTGCAAGAATAGACAGAAACGAACTATACTTAGATATAGCAATTGAACCAATCAAGGCAGTTGAATTTATTTACATTCCGCTACGCTTGAAAAATACAGGAGAGATTGCAGGTCTTTAAATAACATAATGAGCCCTTGAAATATAGGGCTCATTAATTGATAAATACTTGCGTACAGGAGTAGAATATGGCAATTTCAACACTATCAAAAATTACTGTGCCACTAGACGGTGGAGGAGGCAATCAGACACAAGGTTTGTTAATGCCAAAACTTCAGTATCGTTTTAGAGTCACAATGACAAACTTCGGACTAGGCACTGCAACTACTGAATTAACAAAGCAAGTAGTAGATGTAACTCGTCCAGTAATCAACTTTGAAGAAATTGAACTACCTGTTTACAATTCACGTGTTTACCTAGCAGGAAAACCTGCCTGGGAAGCAGTTACACTTAACTTACGTGAAGATGTAAACAATAACGTTCAAAAACTTGTTGGTGAACAGCTTCAGAAACAATACGATTTCTTTGAGCAAGCAAGCGCACCATCAGGTATTGATTACAAGTTTACAACAAAAATAGAAATATTAGACGGGGGCAACGGAAACACAGATGTAGGCGTTTTAGATACATTTGAGCTATACGGTTGTTTCATACAAAATGCTAACTATAATACATTAGCATATGCAACAAACGACCCAGTGCAGGTTACACTTGCAATCCGTTATGATAATGCAGTGCAAACAGTTGGTGGAGGCATTAGTGCTGAATCTGTTCCAACTGGTGGCGGCTCTTTATCAACAGGTTAATAGCACCGTAATTGACTAATATAGAGAAGGGGCCATAAGGTCCCTTTTTTATTTTATACGTAGTTAAAAAAACAGATAAATATTAGTATGGCAAAGACAGTAAAATACGGCAATACTAACCAAAAAGGTAATGTTTCACAGGCAGACTATTGGCACGCCTCGCATACCTTTGTGCAAAACTTTTATAGATTAGCACCAAAAAACAAATTCCTCTATCATGTTGCATTTCAAATAAACAGTCAAGTCGCTGGAGGTTTTGTTGAGAAACACGGCAACGAGATCGGACTTCTTGTAAAATATGTTGATTTGCCAAAATTTGATATAGAAACAACAACGCTACAACAATACAATAGAAAAAAAGTTGTACAAACAAGATTAGATTATTCTCCTGTTCTAGTGAGATTTCATGATGATAATGAAGGCGTAAGTTCAAGACTTTGGCAAGCATATTACGATTATTATTATGCAGACACGCAAGCACCTTACCTAGTTAATAGCACATACCAGCCAATGGGAGAAAGTCAGCGTTATGGTCTTGATAACGGAAGTGATTTACCTTTCTTCTATAATATAGAAATAACTGCTCTTAGTAGGCATACGTTTCATACTGCTAAATTAATATTACCAAAAATTACTTCCTGGCAACATGATAATTTAGACGCATATGGCAGTGCTGAAATATTAGAAAATAGTATGCAAATACAATACGAAAGTGTTATATATGACACAGGCAAAATTGAGGAATTAGAATCACCAAAAGGATTTGCATCGCCTGAGCATTATGATCAAGAAAAAAGTTTTGTAGGATTAAATAGCGAAAGTCCTAACCAATCAGGATCTACTGTTAATAATTTAGATGAAGTATTTGATAACACATTTTATACAAAACATGAACCTAATTATGCACAAATAAATCAAGCAACAATAGATGCATATCAAAATACAAAAGATAAATCCCTAGAAGGTTTACGTCCAAATGGTTTAGAACTTACATTTAGCGAAGAAGACTCAAAGAACCAAGTAGGAATAAACGGGGTGTTTTTTGCAAATCCAAAAAATGAAAAAAACTTAACTAATGCAGTTCAAAAAGGATCAGAGGAAAGAAAACTTGATCCTAACTACATTTTAAACACTTTGCAAACAAACAACACATTAAAATATAATATAGTAGAGCAACATTTTATGTTGACAACTAACGGCAATAATTTTAGATCATTGCCGCAGAGTACCCAAGATTATTATATAGAAGAATTTTTTACAAATATTAGAAATAATAATCCAAAATCTATAAGATTAGCAAGTAATGCACTAAGTAGATAAAAGGAAGATTAAATGGCAAATGAACAGAAATTTTTTGATAATTATTTTGTAAAAGAACTATCGTTTCCAAGTAACCAAGTTGATGCAGTAATCGCATTTTTTGAAAAGCGTGGATTTAGTAACGAAAGTGCAGCTAATATTAGTGCTATACTATTAAAGCAAGCAAAACTTGACGGTGTTAAAATATTCCAATTACTAGAAAGCCTTGGCAATTTAGAACAGCTTAAATTAAATAAAGTCGTATTAGAAGTTATTAATGCTAACAGTAATAAAACACAAACGCTTGGTGTTAAAACAGATACAAAAGTTAACACAACAGAGTCAAGAAATATTGTAGTATAATGCCACGTTTTGCACAGGGCAAGTTTGCTCTAAAAAATCCAGAAAAATATGTAGGCGGAAAAACACCAACTTACAGAAGCAGTTGGGAATTTGCTTTCATGAAATTTTGCGACGAACACCCTAGTATTAATAAATGGGCAAGTGAAGCAATCAAAATACCTTATAGAAACCCATTATCAGGTAAGCATACAATTTATGTTCCTGATTTTTTTATTGCATATAATGATAAAAAAGGTAAACAAAGAGTTGAGTTGATAGAAGTCAAACCTGCTAATCAAGCAATAAAAGAAAGAGTAGGTAGATCGCAAAAGAATCAAGCACATTGGATTCTAAATCAAGCAAAATGGGAAGCTGCTAGAGCTTACTGCAAGCAAAATGGTATACACTTTAGAGTAGTTACTGAAGATGACATATTTCATAACGGTGCTAGAAGATAAATAGTTATATACATATATAATGGAAAACAACCATGACTAAGAAACTAGAAGAACTATTAGATTTGCAAGATTCAAAAGATTTGATAGACCAATCAAAACAACAAGAAAAAGCACAGCAAGCAATAGTTGAACAAGAAGATGCTGTGCGTGACATTGCTGAATTAGATAAAATTGCATCAGCATTACCTAGTGTAAAAGGTTTAGGCGACAAAGCAGATTCAGAGCTAGAAGATATTGCACAGAGAGCTTTGCAAAGCTACGAAGACCTTATGGATCTTGGTATGAATGTGGAAAGTCGTTATAGTGGCAGGGTCTTTGAAGTTGCAGGTAGTATGTTAAAAACAGGGTTAGATGCAAAAACTGCAAAGCTAGATAAAAAACTTAAAATGATAGAACTCCAATTGAAAAAAGAAAAGATGGATAGAGACACTGTTGATACTGGAGATATTGTTAACGGAGACGGATACGTAGTTACAGACCGCAATAGTTTATTAGAGAGGCTTAAAGGCTTAGATAAATGAGAATAGCCGTTTGTGGGTGTAGTTTAAGTGCTAAACCAGATGATTATCATCGACAACTTAGACCACAGTTTGTCGGAACACATTTTAGCTCAATATTAGAAAGAAAAGGACACACTGTTTTAAATTTGGCTAAAACTGGTGTAAGCAATTCTCACATACGTTTACAAATACAAGAAGTAGCTGCGTGGAATCCAGATGTTGTAATATATACTCCAACAAACGGCCCTCGAATTGAAATTTTTAGAGGTCCGTATGATCAATCGTTACTTACTAAAAGTTTAGGTAATATTGCCGATATGGACAAAAATGAAGGACATACAGGATATTCTATCCATGCTATTTCTTCTGTTTCCAAACTTTCTAAAGATAAATCAAAAATTATGAAAACATGGTTAAAATATTTCGGCGATGAAAAATGGGCAAGTCAGCAAGATGAATGGATTATTAGAGATGCTTTGAATTTTCTTGCATATAAGAAAATACCTGTAATTTTCCAACCGGGCTATTTCATGGGTCAGCACAACGCCGAATGGGATTACGAAGATTACAATGTAAAAAATATGTTTTATAACTTTGATAGTATACTTGTCGAGAAAAAAGATAGTTTATCTTATCTTTCTGAATTAAACAGATCCTGGATAGAAGAAGATCCTGGCTATCATACAACGCCAAAAATGCAAGCAAGGTTTGCACAGATCTTAGAAGAAAAATATTTAACTAGGATAAATACAATATAAAGTTTAGGATGTTAAAATGAAGTCATTTACAGAATATTTAACTGAGTCGAAAAAGACATATGCATTTAAAATTGGAGTTGCAGGTAGCCTTGCAGAAGGTTTTGCTGATAAGATGGAAAATGCGTTAGGCAAATATCAACTAGCTAATATTTCAGCTGGTAAGAAAACACCAATCCAAGAAAGACCATTAGATTTTCCTCAGTTAGAAAACATGGAAGTTACATACTGGGACGTAGAAGTAAATTATCCTACTACACCACAAGTTATGCAAGAATATATCGGAAAGTGCTGTGGTGTTGACCAAGGACACATCATTGTAAGAGATCCTAATGCAATGCAGGAAATTTATCAAGAACCTAAAAGTGACGAACCATACGAAGCAGTTTTAGGTAAAGAAGATATGGGCGGTATGAATGCACAAGAAGATGTTGCAGGAAACAGAGTAATGGATCTTCTTAAAGAGCTAGAAACTGCAAGAAAAGAAAGAGATAATAATCCTTTAGAAGGCGTTACTCCAGGCGAATCTAAAGACATTAACGATAGCGAAAACACTAAAAGTGTAGTAGGGAGCTAATTATGGATATGAAAAAAATACTAAAAGCATTAGATGAAGGTCCTATGCCTCCAATGGCACAACCGTCAATGCCTGAGCCTGAAAAGGTTACAATGAATGTTAACCTAAACGCACAAGGTACTGATGCAATTTCAGACTTAATAAAACTAATGGGCGGACAACATGAGCATCCGCAACCACCAATGGATACAGGCGATGGCGAAATGGCAAAACTTAAAGCTATTATGGGGCCAAAGGACGAAACAACTGAAGAAGAATACGCCAATGAGCCTGATGAAGAATATGGCGATACGCAGTTAATGACAAAAGATTTGTCAGGTGGACTTAATAGAGAAAAAGACCGTAAAGCAATCCGTGTAAAAGACCCAGCAGTTGAATCTATTAAAGAAAGACTTTGGAATGCATTAACTGAAAAGAAAAAACAGGACGGAGTATGCGAAGATTGTGGTAACCCAAGCTGGCGCACACTAGACGAAGAAAAGCAAAAAGGTGTTGATAGCAAAGTATGCTGGAAAGGCTACAAGCGTATGGGCACTAAACAAAAAGGCGGTAAAACTGTAGACAACTGTGTCAAGGTAGGCGAAGATACATTTGCAGAGGGACGTGGCAGAGGCAAAGCTAAAAAGAAAACTGAAGAAATTAAAACAACCGAGGGCCGTGGTAAAGGTAAAGGCCGTGGCAGAGGAAAAGGTTGATTGGGAAGCATACTTTAAAAAAATTAAAGTTGTTTGTCCTTGGAGTTTAGCAGCCTGGAAAAAGGGCGAAATAAAAATAGAGCAATGGTCTGGTGAGTGGCAACACTTAGAAAATTACCAGGCCATTGTTTATATTGTAGCTAATACAAATCGTAGACGCATAAAAAAACTAGCAAAAAAACTTAATACAAGTTACGAGTATGAATGGCTTTGGAGCGAGCCTAAGTACGGAGATTACGGCAGTCCTGTGCCTATATTAATTCAACAAAGTAGACGTAAATTATTTGACTTGAGATTCGATACAGGTTATTACGATGATATAATAGGTTAAATACTATATGAGTAAAAGTTTAGACGGCGTTTTAACAAAAAAAGCAAATACAAAAGAAACATATACAGAAGATCAAATTGAAGATCTTATGAAATGTATGGATCCTGACGAAGGCTACTTGCACTTTGCTAGAAATTTTGCATATATTCAACATCCTGTGCAAGGTAAGTTGTTGTTTGATCCTTACGAGTATCAACTGCGACTAATGCACAGTTATCATTCATATAGATTTAACATCAATATGATGCCTAGACAAACTGGTAAAACAACTTGTGCGGCAATCTATCTTGCTTGGTACGCAATGTTTAACCCAGATCAAACTATTCTTATTGCTGCTCATAAGTACACAGGTGCTCAAGAGATTATGGCACGTATACGCTATGTGTACGAAACTTGTCCTGATCATATTAGAGCAGGTGTTACAAGTTACAATAAAGGCAGCATAGAGTTTGAGAACGGTAGTAGGATTGTTTCACAAACAACAACAGGCAACACAGGACGTGGTATGTCTATCTCGCTACTATACTGTGACGAGTTTGCATTTGTTATGCCTAACATTGCAGAAGAGTTTTGGACTTCAATATCTCCTACACTAGCAACAGGTGGTCGTGCTATTATTACAAGCACACCAAACTCAGATGAAGATACATTTGCTACAATTTGGAAACAAGCAGAAGATAAATTTGATGATCATGGAAATGAAAATGAGGTAGGAAGAAACGGCTTCCATAGTTTTGTTGCAACTTGGGACGAGCATCCTGACAGAGATGAAGAATGGAAAACAGCAGAAATAGGCCGTATTGGCGAAGAAAAATTTAGACGTGAATATGGCTGTGAGTTTCTAGTATTTGATGAAACACTTATAAATTCTATAAAACTTGCTGTCCTTGAGGGACAAAGTCCATTACTTAATATGGGACAAACACGCTGGTATAAAAAATTATCAAGTGAATATTCATACGTTGTTGGTTTAGATCCTAGTATGGGAACTGGTGGCGATTATTCAGCAATACAAGTTTTTGAGCTTCCTACATACGAACAAGTTGCAGAATGGCAACATAATACAACAGCTATACCAGGCCAAGTTAGAGTGCTTGCTGATATATGCAAATATATAGAAAATGAAACACAAAATCCTGCAGGTATATATTGGAGTGTAGAAAACAACGGCATAGGAGAAGCAGCACTAATCGTTATAAACGATTTTGGGGAAGAGAATATTCCCGGATTGTTTATAAGTGAACCCATGCGTAAAGGACACGTAAGAAAGTTTCGTAAAGGATTTAATACTACACATAGCACAAAGATTACAGCCTGTTCAAGATTAAAAACAATGATAGAGAATGATAAAATGTTAATACATTCCAAACCTTTTGTATCAGAACTTAAAGGCTATGTGGCAACAGGTTCTAGTTACCAAGCCAAGGTAGGAATGACTGACGACTTAGTCAGTGCTGCGCTACTTTGCATACGTATGATGAGTGTTATGAAAGATTGGGATCCTAGAGTGTATAATACTTTTAATGCAGCCGAGATGGATGAAGATTACGAACCGCCAATGCCTATCTTTATTAGTAGTTATTGATAAATACAATATGCAGAACCTAGATAAAATAAGTGAAGAGCTTTTTGCCAAGATTAGAGGAAGATTTCCAAGTGTTACTATAGGCACTGAAGAAGGCATGATAACCAATAATCCATCTGAAGCAAGATTTATTGAATTTGATTATAAAAACAAAGGCAAAGTAAGCCTTAGTTTATCAGAAGACAATGGACTTGTTGTAATGCACGGTGCAGATATTTTAGCAGGAGAAAGTGAATCAGAATTAAAAGACTGGTATAACTTTTTAAGAGAACTAAGACAGTTTGCAAAAAAGAGACTTTTAAATTTTGATACTAGGGATATTACAAAGAGTAATTTAACAAAAAGAGATTATAATTTTCTAGCAAAAAACGCTGCCGGAGAGGACACCATGAACGAATCAAAATTATACGGTACAAGTAAGGTAAGTTATCAAAATGTAGATAATGCACGTATTATTCTAAAGCATACCGAAAGTATAAATCAAGAAAGTGCCACAGGACGCACTCAAAAAATCGGAAAGATTTATATAGAGTCTCCAGAAGGTGAAAGATTTAAGTATCCATTTAAACATCTAAGTGGTGCTAGAGCAATGGCTCGTCACGTAGCAGAAGGCGGCAATGCTTATGATGATTTTGGTAAGCATATTGTAGGACTTAGTGAAGAGTTATCAAAATTACGTAAGTTTAAAACTTACATGGGACGTTCAGCAGTAATGGCAGAAAGTCTTGCAGGATACATGGATGTGGTAAAAGAGCGTATTGCTACAGTTAAAAAGACAATTGAAAGTTTACAAAAGCCAGCATATTACAAGGAAACATTTGAATCGTTTAATCCCCCAGTACTAGAAGATGTACCAAGTGACGTTGCTGAAAATTGGATTGACGAATTAACTATCAAACAATTTAATGAAGAACTACAAGACATCTTCCCATACATTTACAATCTAGTTAAAGAAGGCACTAAGGCAGTTGAACTAGGTCCAGATGATTTACTAGGTGAGGCACATATGGCAGGATACGAAAAATATCACTGCAAAGATTGCGGTTGCCAAATGCATAACTGTAAGCCAGATTGTAACTGCGAACACGATTCACACGATGAAACAGGTTCATGGTGGAGAGACGAGAACGGCAATGGTGTTCCAGATATTATGGAAGCAGATAGCCCAGGTATAGCAGCAATGAAAAAAGCAGGAAATGCTAAAGCAGATGCAGAAGCAAAAGAGCGTAAAAAGAAAAAAGCAAAGTCAGTAGACGAAGAACTAGAAGATACAATAGAAGAGCTAATGGGTCAGTTTAGTGAGTCAAATGTAAAAGCAATTATAGATATGATTGCAAATGCTGACGATCCAGAACAAATGGTTATGGATTTAATTGACAAAGATGGTCCAGAAGGTAAGTTTTTATACGGTGAGCTAGAACAACTAGCAACTGAAAAAGGCAAAACATTTAACGATGGTGAAACTGATCCTGCAGAACTAGTGCCTGAGCTACTTGCTAATATGGGTATTGAAGAAGGTAATGCATACGCACACGCAGTTAGACAAGCTAAAATGAACGGTGCTAAAAAAGGTGACAAGATTGATCATCCAGACGATGATGAAGATGATATTACTATTGAAAAAGATCAAAAGACACCATTAGGCGAATTTATTCTATCATACTATGATAGAGAAACAGGTAGTTTCCCAAAAGGAGAAACAGCCATACTTACTATGGTCGAAAAAGACTATGGAGACAATTATGTAAAGCCAGCAATGGCATTCATAGAAAAAGTTCATGAAACATTTGTTACACACGAACGTATGAATCAAGAACAAAACGATATTCTTGCACTTGCAGGAATGTAAAAAAAATTAAAAAAAACACTTGACATAAGCACAGTTCTATAGTAATATAAGACTGTGCTTGAAAAAAAGGCACACAACATAGGCATTTATAAGGAGGCATAACTATGGCAACATTAGCAGAAATTCGTGCAAAACTAAAAGAGCAAGAGAATCGCTCATCTGGCAATACTGGACCAAGTGGTCCTAGCCCAATTTACCCATTTTGGAATATCAAAGAAGGCGAGAGTGCAACACTCCGATTCCTTCCTGATGGAAATCCTAACGCAGACTTCTTTTGGGTTGAGCGTTTAATGATTAAACTTCCATTTGCTGGTGTAAAAGGCGAAACTAGTAGTAAGCCCGTACAAGTACAAGTTCCATGTATGGAAATGTATGGAGATACTTGTAATATTCTTAACGAAGTACGTGGCTGGTTTAAAGATCCAAGTCTTGAAGATATGGGTCGTAAGTATTGGAAAAAGCGTTCTTATATCTTCCAAGGTTTTGTAACGGACAATCCACTAGCGGATGACGAAGCACCTGAGAATCCGATCAGACGCTTCATTATTGGTCCGCAAATTTTTCAAATTATTAAGCAGGCACTTATGGATCCTGATATGGAAGAGCTACCAACAGATTATACTGCTGGTGTAGACTTCCGTCTTAATAAAACTTCAAAAGGCGGATATGCTGATTATAGCACTTCTAATTGGGCACGTAGAGAGCGTCCATTAGGCGATGCTGAAATGAAAGCTATTGAAACACATGGCTTGTTTAATTTGTCAGAGTTTCTTCCTAAGAAGCCAGGGGAAGTTGAAGTCAAAGTAATGCAAGAAATGTTTGAAGCGTCAGTTGACGGTGAAGCATATGATGCAGATCGTTGGGGTCAATATTTCCGTCCGGCAGGTATGGCAGCACGTACAGGCGATCCTAACGTAACAGCAAGTCCACAAGCAACTGCTGTAAGCCAAAGTGCTCCAGCACCAGCACCAGCACCAGTAGCTGAAACTACAACTGATACAGGTTGGCAAGATGTTGCTCCAGCAGCAGCACCAGCAGCTGAAGAAGCTCCAGCAGGTGACGGCAATGCACAGGACATTCTCGCAATGATCCGTGCAAGACAAGGACAGTAATATATACAACAGTAGGGGAGCAATCCCCTACTTAGGCTTTATAGGAGAAATTAATGGCAGTAAAGGCATTTGATCCGAGCAAGTTTCGGACACAATTGACTAAATCTATTACAGGCATGAGTGCAGGATTTAATGATCCAACTGATTGGATTAGCACAGGTAACTATGCATTGAATTATCTTATTTCAGGTGATTGGAACAAAGGTGTTCCAATGGGCAAGGTAACTGTGTTTGCAGGCGAATCAGGTGCAGGCAAATCTTATATTTGTGCAGGTAATATTGTAAAGTATGCACAACAGCAAGGTATTTTTGTAGTCCTTATTGACTCGGAAAATGCACTTGACGAAAGTTGGCTACACGCACTCGACGTTGACACGTCAGAAGATAAACTACTTAAACTTAATATGTCAATGATCGATGACGTTGCTAAAACTATTAGTGTGTTTATGACAGACTACAAAGCAATGCCTGAAGAAGAACGCCCTAAGGTGTTATTTGTAATTGACAGTTTGGGTATGTTATTAACACCCACCGATGTTGATCAGTTTAACAAAGGTGATATGAAAGGTGATATGGGTCGTAAGCCTAAAGCATTGACTGCACTTGTTCGTAACACTGTTAATATGATCGGCTCACACAACGTAGGACTTGTATGTACTAACCACACATATGCATCCCAAGATATGTTCGATCCAGATGATAAGATTTCAGGTGGTCAAGGCTTTATCTATGCATCTTCAATTGTTGTAGCAATGAAAAAACTAAAACTAAAAGAAGATGAAGATGGCAACAAGATCAGTCAAGTTATGGGTATTCGTGCTGGCTGTAAGGTTATGAAGACTAGATACGCTAAACCGTTTGAAGGTGTACAAGTAAAGATTCCATACGAAACAGGTATGAATCCTTACAGTGGACTACTTGAGCTTTTTGAATCAAAAGGTGTAATTGAAAAGTCTGGTAATAGGTTAAAGTACACTACACTAGACGGTGAAGAACTTCTTGAATATCGTAAAAACTGGAAAGGTGAATTGCTCGATAAGGTTATGTCAGATTATCTCGAAAAAGAGTCAGCTGTGGTAAATACCGCTGACGATATTGAGGTTAATATCGAAGAAGACCTAGTCGAGGAGTAAACTATGGACGAATCGCAAATATCCGATGTCTGGATGACTATGAAAGAGTTTTTAGATAAAAAACATATAGATTTGGCAGCAGAAAAGTATGTTGATCTATTAGCAGATTATGGTGTCGCTGATGAAACATTTCAAGAATGTTTAGGCACTGATGCTTACTTAGATAATGCTATAAACTATTATCTAGATATCGAAACTGTCGAAATGTTTGACGATGAAATTGATGAATGGGATGACTAAATGGGTTGGTACAGTAAGGTTTCACGCAATATAGGAGAAATACCTAATGCGATTGCATACTTTGAATCTGAGCTAAATGATGCAAGGATTGAATGTAAACTTACTGGTAATGTTGAACGTGCGGCGGCAGCAATGCCTGGCATTGTTGAACATCGATTTAATCAGCTTCAAGAGATTGAAGCAATCCTAAATTACTTAAATATTGAGCTACGTAGGTTGCGTAGCTCTTTCTTCAAAAAATATCTCGAAAACTATCAACGAGCTCTGTCTAGCCGTGACGTTGAAAAATACGTTGACGGTGAGGCAGACGTTGTTGACTATGAAAAAATTATTAACGAATTTGCTTTATTACGTAATAAGTGGTTAGGAGTCCTAAAGGCACTTGATCAGAAGCAATGGCAGATAACTAATGTTGTAAAGCTAAGAGTAGCAGGTATGGAGGATGCAACATTGTAATGGCATTAAGTGAAGAATATAAAAAAGAATTAGAAATACTGCACGATAGAAAAACTTTCGGAAAAGGTAAAACCGTTCCTCTATCTGTTAAAAAATTGCTATCAAGCGGCAACATTTCCAGTATGTTAGATTTCGGAGCAGGACAAGGAAAAACAAGTGCAGGTATAAAAGAACGTTTTCCTGACATTGAATTGTATACTTACGATCCGGTTACATTTCCTATTGAACTACCAGAAAAGGTTGATTTCATTTATAGTAGCGATGTATTAGAACACGTCGAACCTGATCTTATAGATGAAACTTTACAAGATCTTTGTAATAGAGCATCGAAATATCAGTATCATTTAATTGCCTGTCATCCAGCAAAAAAAGCATTAAGTGATGGACGTAATGCACATCTAATTATTGAAAACCCAGAATGGTGGAAAAACAAAATTGAAAAATTAGAAGGCTGGAAAATAGTAGAGGAAGATATAAAAGACTTTGTTGCAAAAGTAAAAAAAGGTCCACCTGTCCATGTGATAAAATATATTGTTGTCCTCGAAAATGAAAAAAGTTTATAATTATTATATGCCAGATAGCGATAATCATTTCGAAAGACTTATTGCGAAAAGAATATCAAAAGGCGGCCCTCCAGAGTATCAAGATGATGTTAGAGATGAAGCATACAGATATGTTAAAGATTTTTCTTTAGCAATAGATGTAGGTGCAAATGTTGGATTATGGGCAAGACCATTAGCAAGTAAATTTGCACACGTTAAATCTTTCGAACCACTGCCCCAAGTTTATAAATGTTTAGAATTAAACGTAGAAGGCCTACCTGTAGAAGTTCATAAATTTGCTTTAGGCAGTGTAAACGATAAAGTAGAAATGATATACGATAGCGAAAATACCGGAAGCAGTTATGTAAGCGAAATTGGCACAGGCAATATAGATATACGTAGAATGGACGATTTGAATCTACCAACTTTTGGACTTATTAAAATAGATTGTGAAGGTCACGAATTAGAAGTCATTAAAGGCGGGGTAGAAACAATCAAAAAATATAAACCTATTGTAGTTGTAGAACAGCATCCTGAATCAGAATACTGTGCAGGAACATACTTAAAAAGTTTAGGCGCAGTAGAAATCACCAACATCAGAAAAGATTACATATTTGGCTGGTAACAGTTAAATACGTACATGAAAACCATAGTTCTTGTCACAGGTGGATTTGATCCACTTCATCACGGTCATATTGAATATTTTAAAGAAGCAAAAAAGTTAGGAGATGAACTCCACGTTGGGGTTAACTCTGACGAATGGCTTACTAATAAAAAGGGCAGACCTTTTATGCCTTTTAAGGATAGAGTAAGTGTAATAGAACAATTAGATGTTGTAGATAGAGTCCTCAGCTTCGATGACAAAGATGGTACTGCGTGTGGAGCCATTTATAAAACGATGGCCACTAACGGCAGAAAAAAAATAATTTTCGCCAATGGCGGAGATCGCACAGACTTCACAACTCCAGAATATAAAACATACGGGGATATGCCAAATGTTCAATTTGCATTTGGTGTAGGAGGTACTGACAAAAAAAATTCTTCAAGTTGGTTGCTAGACGAATGGAAAGCACCTAAGACTATAAGAAATTGGGGGTATTATAGAGTGTTACATGAACCGAGAAAAGAAGTTAAGGTAAAAGAATTAACAGTCGAACCAGGACAGAGGTTGTCTATGCAAAGGCACAAACATAGGGCAGAACACTGGTTTGTTGATGAGGGAGAAGCAACTGTTTATACATTAAATGCATCAACAGATATAGAATTATACGGCAGATATAAAGAACATGAGTCGTTGCATATACATCAAGGACAATGGCATCAACTTTGCAATGAAAGCCAACAACCTTTGAAATTAATAGAAATACAGTACGGAACAAATTGTGTGGAGGAAGATATTGAAAGGAAATAAACCGTTCAAGGTCTTTGTAGGTTATGACAGTAGAGAAAATATAGCATATGAAGTAGCAAAACATAGCATTATGAAAAAGTCAACTGTACCAGTTACAGTTATACCTATAAAACAAAAAGAATTACGAACAAAGGGATTATATACACGAGAAATAGATGCCCTTGCTAGTACCGAGTTTACATTTACAAGATTTTTAATTCCCCATTTATGCAATTATGATGGCTGGGCATTATTCATTGATTGTGATTTTTTATTCAAAGCTGATATTAAAAAATTAATTAATCAGTGTGATGATAGATATGCAGTTATGTGTGCGCATCACGATTACACTCCTAAAGAAGGAACAAAAATGGATGGACAACAACAAACAGTCTATCCAAGAAAAAACTGGTCAAGTATGGTATTATGGAACTGCGGACATCCTAGTAATAAAGCAGTAGACTTAGAACTTGTAAATGACCCAGATACTACCGGCGCATACCTACATAGATTTAGTTGGCTTGACGATTCAGAAATAGGCGAAGTGTCGCATGAATGGAATTGGCTTGTAGGATGGTATAATGAACCTGAAGACGGCGAACCTAAAGCATTACATTATACAGAAGGCGGACCTTGGTTTGATGAATATACTGATTGCGAATATAGTAATGATTGGTTGCAAGTTGCTATCTCATACAAAGATAAAGAAAATAGAATTATAAGAGATAACTTACGAACCGAAAAAAATAGACAAAAACAATTTGAAGAAATAGGATTTTCGGAAAATTTAAAAAATCATTTAAGTAATGAGCTTCATAAATCAATAGATCCTAATTTTGATTTTTTTAAAAAGATGAAGGTAGATAACATGACGAAAAAACCAAAAACTATCGTTCTATCACCTGATCCTGAAGACTTTGATTTAGAGCATAAAAATTTAGAGTTTGATCCAGTGTTAACAAATTTTGCATATGGTTCGCAAGGACATATTACAAAATGGGATAAAAACATAGATAGTAATGAAAAAACTCCTATGGTAATCAGAGGATTGGGAGGAAGTAGTCAAAAAGCTCTTAAACATTGTAGAACAAAAGGTAGAGACTTTTTTGCTGTTGATACAGGATATATTCAACCAGGTACAAAAAAAGAATATCATCGAGTTACAAAAAATGCGTTACAACATCCTGGTCCTATTATAGAAAGACCTTTTGATAGACTAGAAAAGTTAAGATACAAGTTTAGACCAAGAAAGAAAAAAGGAGAGACAATTTTAATATGTCCTCCAAGCGAAAAAGTTATGAAATTTTATGGTCAAGACTTAGACAAATGGTTAAAAGATACCATAGCAGAAATATCAAAATATTCATCAAGACAAATTATAGTTAGACAAAAACCTTCAAGATCGGATAGAGTTACAACAAACACTATTTGGAAAGCAATGGACGAAGCTCATGTTGTAGTAACATATAATAGTATTGCAGCAACTGAAGCATTACTCTATGGATGTCCTGCGATAGCACTTGCACCTAATAGTGCAACTGTATTGTGTAATACCAAATTAGATCAATTAAACGACTTGTATATGCCATACGAAGATGACATAATGGCTTTTGCAGCTCATTTAAGTTATTGTCAATTTACTGAAATAGAAATGCGTAGTGGTTATGCATGGGAAGTATTAAATGAAAGTAGTTAGTTATTTAGGGTCTGTGCCTTCTAGAAATAGTAATAATCAAAAGACAGAGCTGCTACATAGATTTGCACAAGGTGCAATTACTTGCGGTGATTCTGCAGATTTATCAAATTCAAATACACCAGTTGATTGCGATGTTGCTGTTATTCAAGGTTGGGTTTATGATCAAGTTACAACTCCACATTTAAGGTTGAGAAAAAACGTTATAGATTATCAAATTAAAAATAATCGCTACGTTGTAACTGCTGATGCAAATTGTTTTTTATTTGCTGATCCAAAAAATAAAAGAACTTACTTAAGATATAGTTTTAACGGAATATTTCCCCGAACTGGAATTTATTGCGATACTAATCCTAATCCGCAAAGATGGCAAAAATTAAAACAAAATCTAAAAATCGATATAAAGCCATACACATCTAAAGGTTCAGAAATAATATTACTTGTTCAAAGGACAGGAGGATGGAGTATGAAAGGTTATGATGTTTCTACATGGATAAAAGAAACGCTTTCTAAAATACGCTCATATACTGATAGGCGCATTGTGATACGTCCACATCCTGGTGATAAAAAATTTAGAGAATATTATAAAGCAGAAACTCTTGCAGGATTTAATAATGTTGTTTTTAGCGATCTAAATGTTCCTATGTACGAAGCTATCAAAAATTGCTATGCAGTAGTAAATCATAACAGCAGTGCAGCAGTAGGTCCTATAGTAGAAGGGTGTCATTGCTTTCTTACCGATCCTACATATAGCCAATGTAACGAAGTAAGTAATACTGACTTTTCTTTAATAGAAAGCCCTAAAACCTTTAATAGAGAAAAATGGCTAGAGCGTCTTAGTATGTCGCATTGGAACTTTGAAGAATTGCAGAGTGGCGAAGCATGGGCACATATGAGAACTTATGTCCAGTAAGATTCTTTTCTCTGTACTAGCATATCAGACTTTTTACTTTTTCCAGTAACTTTCCTGTCACCTTTCATGTGGTCCATAAATTTGCCTAATGGTCCATTAATTAGTGGATGTCCTCCACCACCTGTTTTTGCTTCACGCATATACATATTAGCACTGTAGTCTAAAATATCTGGACGTAAGGTTTTCATTTTATTTAGAATATGTCCAAACACAAAACTATCATGCCATTCTTCTAATGTAAAAATTCCATTCTCTGCATCTTCATAGAACCGTTCAAATTCTTCTAAAAATGTTTGGCAAGCACCATGCTTTAAGTTCAATCCATAAAATCCACACTCAGGCCAAGTTTGTGATCCTTTGCCTCTACCTACATACGTAATCCATTTGTCGTCTGGTAATAGTTTTTTAAAATCTTCATAACTCCAATCGCTATGAATATAGCTATCAGCATCCATCCATACACACCAATCACTACTACGTTCACAAGCATCAAATACAGCATATACCTTATTAGCAAATCTTACAGCATCCCATTTGAACTTTTTATGCCAGTCTCTCGGTCTTCTTGCTTTAATGTCATCTGGTGGTATACCATTTGCTTTAGGAACAGCACTCCAGGTGCTTTTAAATGCATTAAGTTTAGGTAATGCTTCAAATTGGTCAAAAACTCTAATGTTTTCACACATAGGATCTATAGTAGGTGAACAGCCTTCTGCGTACACAAGTAACTTAATTTTCTTATCAACTCGTTCAGCAAAACTATCTAAAAATCTTTGACCGTATTCTTCTAAGCCGGGTTTATGAAAAGTTGTAACCACAGTTATATCTTGCATTTAAATTCCTTTGTAAATAGTATACAAGGTATTTACAGATGAATTTTAAATTATGGAGACAATATGGCGCACTTAATTCTGGCCCTGTTTTTGACGCCTTTCACGCTGGCGCTATGGCTCTTGGGCATAGCGTTGACGATAGCTCTGATAATAGTATTGATGTTATATGGAGCGTATTGTTCAACGGCCGTATGGCTAGAAACCGTGATATATGGAAAAGAAACATGGCACAATCCAAACCGACCATTGTACTGGAAGTCGGGGGCATCAAGAGAGGGCAAACGTGGAAAGTCGGACTTAATGGAATAAATCGTGATGCATATTTTAGTGAAAAAGGAAATACCGATGACAGGGCAAAGAAACTTGACCTTGAACTAAAGCCTTGGCAAAATAACGGCGAATACATTTTAATATGTGGGCAGCACGATAAAAGTTTACAATGGCAAGGAATGCCTTCTATGTCTAATTGGGTAATGGATACTATTGAAAGTATCCAAAAACACAGTGACCGTCCTATAATTTTTAGACCTCATCCAAGGTGTAAATTAGAAGCAATAGAACACCAATACAGAAATGTGTTTAGACAGGAGCCAAAATATATTAGTGGAACTTATGACGATTTTGATATGCAGTTTAATAATGTATTTGCTACTGTAAGTTATAGTAGTAATCCAGGAATACACAGTATCATAGAAGGCGTACCTGCATTTGTAAGCACACATAGCCTAGCATATGATGTAGCTAACGACATAGACTTTTTGCATGATATAGAGAATCCTTTAAGACCAGATAGAACTCAATGGCTAAATGACTATGCACATACAGAGTATACAATTGAAGAAATTTCCCAAGGTTTGCCACTTAAATACTTGACAAATATGCTTTTATAGTTTATTATAGTTGTATGTTTAACACAATAGAAGATGCTCTTGAACACCTTGTAGGTCTTCAAGAAGGTTTAGATATTAAAATAGAAAGTACCGACCATACTATATTAAATAGTATTGGCAGGCAAGTCTTTAGACAAAAAGCTCTTACAGACAGGCAGCGTAACGTAATTGTTGAAAAATTAAATTACTATGGTGTAAAGTTTAATGATAAACTTCGTATGCCGTTGCGGGAAATAGACAGAGAAAAATATATTAAAATTGTTGATTCTTCAGATGTTCCTATAAAACGTACACAGTATGAAGAATTTAAAACCTCATGGACATGGATTGCAATTAAGTTCCCATTTAATAAAAAGACTATACTTGCTTTAGAAGAAGTGTTATTAAAGCATAGAAAATATCATATACACCCGAGAGGTTCTCATATTCATTATCTTAAATTAACTGAAATGACTGTTTATGATATTGTAAACAAATTTAAAAATAAAGATTTTACAATATCAGATGATGTGTTAAACTATTATGCCAAAGTTTCAGAAATTATCGATAATCCTAAAAAATATATGCCTTATGCTGATAATACAGGTGTATATAATCTTGAGGATAGCAAACTTGAGTTATTAAACGCAGAAACTAATTTAGATTTGAAACTAATAAAAGATAGATCTATAAAATATGGATTATATTCTGTAGATATCGACATTGATAATAGCAGCTTAGAAAATAGAATCGTTAATAGAAAAAAGATAAATGTAATAATTAATCCTAAAGAGTTTTCTATTCAAGATGTTATGCAAGCCTTGTTCAATTTGAATAGACTACCAGTTTTGTGTTTTATAGATGATAATGTAAAAACACTGGAAAGAATTTATTCATCTTGTCCTTACAAAAAACATTCTGTGCTATTTAGACTAGAAAATAAAGACAACGAGATTTCTCCATTTAATACTTTTATTAAAAATAACAATATGAATGTTTCACTTGACAATAATCCAGATATAGTGTATATTAAAAGTAATGCAAAGCCTCCAAAACCTCTTATCCAGTCAGATTGGAGTGCAGGCGCAACTATAAGATTTGATGCTTCTTATCAAGGTCATAGACAAACAATATTTAAAAGTACTGATTTGAATATTGCAATCGATGAACTAAACAGTGTGTTAAATCGAAATTTATTTGAAGAGATATAATGGCAACTTGTAAACTAATAATTGAAGATGAAGTAAACATAAAGATAGAAGGACTTGAAGTAGATGTACGGCGAAAGTTATCAAATGCTCTCAAGTTTGAAGTGCCTTATGCAAGATATATGCCCCAGTATAAACTTGGACGCTGGGACGGTAAAGTTGCTTTTTTTGGTATCGGCGGCACAGGTTATGTTAATCATCTCGACACTATTGTTTCAGTACTTGAGAAAAACAAAGTAAGTATTGTAGACATTGAAGATAGACGTCATCCTATAAAATTAGACTTACAACCTATTACAGAACGCTACTGGGCTGACCAAGGTGTATGCTGGCCCAAAGGACATCCTGCAGAAGGCGAAGAAATAATTCTCCGTGACTATCAAGTAGAAGCAATTAACAACTTTTTAAAAAACCCACAGAGCTTGCAAGAGATTGCAACAGGAGCAGGTAAGACAATCACAACTGCCACACTGTCACACATTAGTGAGCCGTACGGACGTAGTCTTGTAATTGTGCCTAACAAATCACTTGTTACACAAACAGAAGAAGACTACATCAATTGTGGGTTAGACGTAGGGGTGTACTTCGGAGACAGAAAAGAGTTAGGTAAGACTCACACTATCTGTACTTGGCAGAGCTTGAACATTCTAGACAAGAAGTTCAAAGACGGCAGTGCAGTACTAAGCCTCGCAGAGTTCTTAGACGGTGTTAGCACTATTATTGTTGACGAAGTACACCAAGCGAAAGCAGAAGTCCTTAAAAACTTGCTTACACGCAACCTACGCAATGCACCAATACGTTGGGGACTAACTGGTACAGTTCCTAAAGAACGTTTTGAGTTTGAGGCAATACACGCTTCGCTAGGCCCAGTAATAGGACAAATTAGTGCTAAAGAATTACAAGACAAAGGCGTACTATCTCAATGTCATGTTAATATTGTACAATTAATGGACACTGCGGCACATACAAACTATCAAGAAGAATTAAAATACTTAACAACAAATACAAACAGATTAGAATATATAGGCAAGCTGTTAACCACAGTAAAAGAATCAGGCAATACACTTATTCTAGTAGATAGAATATCAGCAGGCGAAGCATTACAAGAACTTATTCCAGGATCAGTTTTTGTTAAAGGCGATGTAAAATTAAAAGATAGAAAGGACGCATATGACGAAATTAACGAAGGAACAAATCACGTGGTCATTGCTACGTATGGCGTTGCTGCCGTCGGCATTAATATTCCTCGTATTTTTAATCTTGTTCTTATAGAACCAGGCAAGTCATTTGTAAGGGTTATTCAATCAATAGGTAGAGGCGTAAGAAAGGCAAAGGACAAAGACTTCGTACAAATATGGGACCTTACAAGTACTTGTAAGTTTGCGAAGCGGCACCTTACACAGCGTAAAAAGTTTTATAAGGAAGCTCAATATCCCTTTACAATAGAAAAGGTAGATTGGCAATGAGAATATTAACATTAGAAAACAGCGCATATGATTTAAACAAAATGCCTGATGAGATTGAGGAAGATATACGTTTTAGTGTATTAGATAATTCAGATCCAAAAGATCCTGACTTTTATTTTATTCCGTTAATCTTTTTAGAATCTTTTAGTTCCCCTGCTATGGTATTAGAGATAGGTGGAAATGAAATTACTATGCCGCTAGATTGGAGTATAGCTGTAGGAGATCAATTCTCCGATGCTGATTTAGAAATACTTCCATTAACAAGTTTAAATGATAGAGGATTTGATGCATTTTGTTTCAATCCGTTAACTGGATCTAAATTTGAATGGAACAGCATAAAAATAATTAATTTTTATAATGATGTGAAATGGTACTTTCCTAAAACAAAAAATGGACAGTTACTGAGCATACCATTAACAAATGATGAAAATCCTTTGTGTGCTTTTTTTATAAAAGAAATAAGTAGACAAAGCGAAGTTATAGAATATGGAAAGTTGTTATAATGAAAGCAGGAAAGATTTGGGGACAAACAGAACTTATTCACGCTAACGGTGTACTAGAGTTTCATCGTATTGAATACAAAGGAGGCTACAAGTGTAGCGAACATGAACACCGTTATAAATGGAATGGCTTCTTTGTAGAGTCAGGCAAAATGCTTGTACGTGTTTGGCAGGACGGAGACCAAGATGGTTTAGTAGATGAAACTATTCTTGAGGCAGGTGACTTTATGCAAGTAAAGCCAGGCAAGATACATCAGTTCGAAGGTATTGAAGATGGTGTAGCATTTGAACTATACTGGGCAGAGTTTAACCATGACGATATAGTAAGACGCACTGTAGGATCATATGTCGGCTAAACTTATAAATGGCGAGGCATTAGTTTATGAACGGGTCGATGATGTGGTGTATGCCCGTTATAGAGACCCGCCGCACAATCAGATACCAAGATGGATAATTGGTGGGTCACCTGAAGGTGTAAGTAAAGCAGAAGGTAATTTGTTTAGTTACGGTGAATGGCGAGAAATGATGGAACTCGCAAAAGAATATCCTACATTAAAAAACCAAATGAAAAAACTATTAACAACATATTATATACTTAAGGATAACAAATGAGAATAATAGCCGGTCCGTGCCAACACGAAAGTATAGAACAAAGTTTAGAAATTGCAACAGAATGTAAACGTGTATGTGACAAATACGGAATCGAATATTATTTTAAAGCAAGTTTTGATAAAGCCAATCGCACAAGTGTTGACGGTATTCGTGGGTTAGGAATGCGTAAAACATTAGATGATTTTGTTATTTTGAAACAAAAACTAAAAGTTAAAATTTTAACTGATTTTCATAGTGTCTTTGAGATTGAAAGTTTTAAAGGCGTTGATAAATGGATGAATGCTGTAGACGTAATACAAATACCTGCATTTCTTTGTAGACAAACAGATATCATTAAAAGTGCGGTAAATACTGGTAAGATAGTAAATATTAAAAAAGGACAATTCCTTGCGCCATGGGATGTAAAAGGAATACTTTCTAAAACAAATGGTGCTAAGGAAGTCTGGATAACAGAAAGAGGTACTTGTTTTGGATATAACACCCTTGTTGTTGATTACGCTGGTATTGACTGGATGCTCAGTAATCTTTCTGTTCCTATCGTGTTGGATTGTACACACTCTGCCCAAAAACCCGGGGGACAAGGGTCTAGCAGTGGGGGCAATCGTGATCTTGTACCTGGGTTCGCTCGTAGCGGGTCTGCTCTGGGGGTCAGCAATTTCTTCCTCGAAGTACACAAATTGCCTGATAACGCACCAAGCGATGGTCCGAATATGCTTCGACTAGATGATTTTGAGGAGACTGTACGTGACATCGTCGGCTATAATTATACCCGCTAGGTATAAAAGTACAAGGTTACCTGGCAAGCCTTTAATTAAGCTAGGCGATAAAACTATGATCGAGACTGTGTATGAAAAATGTAAAGCAACAGGAAGAGACACATACGTACTCACAGACAGTATGGCGATCGCTGGGCTATTCGATTGGCAGACTTGTTGGATTGATCAAACTGTTCGTTATGAAAACGGAACCGAAAGATGTGCTGGTGCTATTGACGGTGATTTACTTAGCAAGTATGATAATTTTATAAACGTACAAGGTGATATGCCTGATGTCACAGAAGAAATGATCGACAAAGCAGAATGGCACTTAAAACATTATTCAGTAACAACAGTCTTTACTGAAATGCCAGAAGAAAAACAAAATGAACCAAGCAGTGTAAAAATGGTACGTGCAGGTGATCAAGCACTATGGTTTGGTAGAGGTATGACTGGGTACGGCGAATGGCATCTAGGTGTATATGGTTATAAACGCAATGCACTGAATATGTATATGTCGCTGCCACAAGAACGTGAAGAACAAGTTGAAAAATTAGAACAGCTACGATGGCTAAAAAGTGGTTGGCAAATAGGTTGTTTGAGTGTACAATATAAAGGTACTGAGATTAATACACCTAAGGATGTAGAAGAATGGCACAGCAAAAACTACCAATAAAAGATATACTTGCTGCTATAGATATGGACGGAAAAAACGTATGGAAAGAACTGTCTGACGATGAACGTAAGCAAGTTAGCTTTTGGTTGCTTAATAGATACGTTAGTAGTGTAAAAGGCAACAGAGACAAGCAAGAACTTGCAGTTTTTAAAACAAATGAATATTACAATAAAAACTACATGGAAGTAAGTAAGCACCAGCAATTACAATGGCAACTACTTTGCATGAGCGGCGCAACTGGAAAAATAGAATATCATCCCTGGGTTGGGTTTAAAAAGAAAACAGCAGACAATAGTAAAGTTGTAAAAGTACTAGAACAAATATACCCTAACATGAAACAGGATGAGGTAGAATTACTTGCTAGAATATGTACAAAAAAAGAAGTCCAAGAATTGGCTGAACAACATGGATTTGATAGAAAAGCCGTATAAGTGTGAATACTGCGGTAATGGTTATGTAAAAGAAAAAACACTTGCGGCGCATATGTGCGAACCTAAAAGGCGTGCATTACAGAAAGATGAGAAAAGAGTAAGATATGGGCTTTATGCGTTTCAAAGATTTTATGCGCTCAGTACAGGAACGAAAAAAGAAAAAACCTATGAAGACTTTAGCAAATCACCGTACTACAATGCGTTTGTTAGGTTCGGTAGTTATATTTCTAATGTTCGTCCATTATATCCTGAAAAATATATTGACTATGTAGTTAAATCTGGTGTGAAACTTGACCACTGGTGTAAAGACGAATTATATGAAAAATATGTACTTCAGTTTATTTTGAAAGAAGATGTTACAACTGCATTAGAACGCAGTGTCCAAACAATGATGGAATGGGCTGAAGAAAACGATGCAGTATGGAATACGTATTTTTACTATGTAAGTTTGAATAGAGCTGTGTGGCAAATTAAAGACGGAAAGATGTCTCCGTGGCTTATTTTAAATTGTAAAAGTGGTAAAGAAATGCTAAGTAAATTTAACGATGAACAACTACAACTTGTTTATCATGTTATAAATCCCGAACACTGGGCAATGAGATTTAAAAGACAACCAAGTGATATAGCACTTGTTAAAGATGTTGCAAAGGAAGCAAATTTATAATGCCTGATATCGACATTGACTTTGCAAATAGAGAAGAAGTTCTATCTAAACTTACTCATAGAGTAGCAAAGTTGAATACTGAAAAGAAACACAATACTGGTATCTATACAACAGAAATTCCACATAATCCTGTGGATAATTTAGCCACAATAGATTATAAAACAGCAGAAGACCGTGGCTACTTTAAACTAGACTTTCTTAATGTGTCTATATACAAAGACATTAAGAATGAAACTCATTTACAAGAACTTATGACAAAGGAACCATTATGGGATCTGCTCACGCACGAAGAATTCAGCAAACAGCTATTTCACGTAGGAGACCACTCACACATCCTCCAACAAACCAAGCCGGAAACAATAGAACAGTTAGCAGCAGTATTGGCAATGATTCGTCCGGCGAAGCGACATCTTATTGGGAAGCCGTGGAACAGCATCTTAAACGAAGTATGGATAAAACCGGAAAATGATGATTACTACTTTAAGAAAGCACACGCTATATCTTACGCAGTAGCAGTAGTAGTCCATATGAACTTGATATGTGAAAAGATATCTGCTCAGTCTGCAGGTAGTTAATTTTTTGGTTTACGCACAAGTTGTACGCTTTTTCTTTTTACACGTTTTATTTGCATATCATTTAAGTTAACAACAGGCCCTATGCTTACCTTTACGTCCTTACTATTCATTGTTTGAATAGCATATTTGAAAGGACTCATTTCTTCTCTCAAAAAGATATTAATAGGAATCATTCTATTTGATTCCCACCACCAAATCTCTCCTAAATCTAGTAAGAGTTGTTTTTCTTCCTGTGTTCTTAAATCTGTGTATACATACATACTAGTCACCCATTGATCCTGGTTAATGACTATTCCGACAAACTCTTGCCCGCCGTATGTAACAACGCTAACAAAGGGAAAGTTTTCTGCAATTTCTTTTAATAACATCTAAATCCAATAAATACAATATGCAATTACATTATACCTATTTAGTAAAAAACAGAATCAACATTGTTTCAAACGAAGCAGGTTTCATTACGGAGTACAAGCCAGTGTATCATAGACAAATTAATTTATACAGAGGGATCGATAACACGGTCGAATTCAGGCTGTTAAATGCAGATCAAAAACCTATTACAGTTACAACCACACCATATATTGTAATACACGATGAAAGCAATAGACAGATTATAAAAAAGTCCGCTACTGTTTTAGATGACGGTTCTACTACTTCTACAAAAGGTTTATTTAAATTCGTAATTGCAGACAACGATACACTTAATGTTAATGATCAATTTTTAAGTTATACAATCTATTTAGAAGATACAAACAGTAATACCTTAACCTATGTTAACACTGCATTTGATGCTTGTGGTTCAATGAAACTAAGTAGTTGTGCATTTCCAGGAGCGTTAGCTTCTGTAGAAGTAAAAACCTTCCTCCAGGACAACGAAACATGGGTTAGTGAAGCCGTATCTGCTGAGCCAGGAATAAATGGCAACGATGCACTACATACTGCTGCAATTTACACAGATTCTTATTCAGGAGATGTAAAAGTTCAAGGAACTTTAGAAAACCAAATCATAGGCGGTACATACTGGAGTGATATTGACACTGTAACTTTTTCTGGATCAGAAACACAACCAACAGCAATAAATTTCAATGGAGTATATAGCTTTATAAGATTTGTTGCTACAGCTGATCCAGCAAATAAAATAACTAAAATACTTGTCCGAAACTGATTGACATTATTAGATAACTACGCTATAATAATAGTATGAGTGTAGTAAGAGATATAGTTCTGACATACTTGCCGTCTAAGCGTAAACAAACGCCTAGTGGATGGCTCTCCTTTAATGCGCCGTGCTGTCATCATAACGGACACAGTGCAGACACTCGAGGCAGAGGTGGCTTAATAAGCAACCCAGACGGAGGCGTTAGTTATCATTGTTTTAACTGCGGCTTCAAAGCATCCTGGCAACCGGGCAGGAATTTCTCACACAAGTTGCGAAGGCTCTTACAATGGACAGGAGCGCCTGACGATGTAATCAACAAGGTGGCACTTGAAGTGATGAGAGAGAATGAAGGGGTTGAAGCACAAACACGAATTGCACTACTACCTACATTCAATACTGTTCCGTTGCCAGAAGATGCTATCAAGATTACAGACATTACTGACTTCAACAAGTTTAGTATAGCTGTGCTTGAGTATATGGCATCACGTAATCTAAACGTAGACGATACAGACTATTACTGGTCGCCTAGTTTAGGTTATCGTGATCGTCTTATTATTCCTTTTTATTATGAAGGACGCATTGTAGGTTGGACAGGGCGTAGTGTTGTACCTGACAAGAAACCTAAGTATCTTACTGAAGTACAACCCGGCTTTGTGTACGGACTAGACGAACAAGGATATAACAAAGTTTTTGCTATTGTTTGTGAAGGACAAATTGATGCAATACACATCGAAGGGTGTGCATTAGGTGGATCTGAAATTTCTGAACAACAATCTATGTTATTGAATAAATTAGACAAAGATATAATTGTTGTTCCTGATAGAGATAAAGCGGGTAAAAAACTTGTCGAACAAGCAATAGAGTTAGGCTATATGGTTAGTATGCCTGAATGGCCTTCAGAGGTAACAGATGTCAGCGAGGCGGTTGATAAATACGGTAGGTTGTATACATTACATAGTATAGCAACACAAGCAGAACAATCTCCATTGAAAATTAGGTTGAGAGCAAAAAAATGGTTTACATAAAAAAGTTATGGGCTTGGATTACCTGGCCCTATACAAAATTAAAAGAAGAGATTAAGTTTAGACGTAAACTTAAAGAAATGAAAGAAAAGGATCCTTTTATATACAAATGATAACTTGGGGTATGGTTGGCAATAGTCATGATGCCAGTCTAGCAGTTTTTGAAAACAACAAATTAGGCTGGGCAAGTCTTGCAAAAGACTTTTCCGGAATTCAACATGACCCTGATTTTAATAATATGCAAATAGATGTAGCTATTCAAAGTTTTGGTTACCCTAACAAAGTTATTTGGTATGAAAGACCTGTTCTTAAAACTCTTCGTCAACTTCGTGCTGGACAAGGTTGGAAACTAAAAGAGAATAATATAAAAAATTATTTGCAACGCTGGAATATAGATTGTCCTATTGAATATACACAACATCACCTTAGTCATGCTGCATATGCTTATTATACACAACCCCATGATGATTGTGCAGTGATATGTTTAGATAGCATAGGTGAGTTTGAAACCCTTACAATATGGCACGGTAAGGACGGACAACTAAAGAAAATATTTTCACAAGGGTATCCGCATAGCTTAGGGTTATTTTACAGTGCTATGACCCAACGTATGGGGTTTACTCCGCAACGTGATGAATATTTAATAGCCCAACACGCAAAAGCCGGAGACCCTACAAGGTTATGGCATACAATTTGTAATGAAATAATTAGGGTAGACCAAGATAAAACTATACCTTATATTAAAATGCGAGAAAATTTGCATAGAGGGTGCTTATGGTGGCGTCCAGAATTAAAAACAGTTCAAGATATTGCAGACATTGCAGCCGCTACCCAAGGTATTTTTGAATGGTGTGTAAAAATTTTAAGTAACTATGCTCATTGGAAAACTAATAATGGACAAGCCTTAGCTGTTGCAGGTGGAGGGGCCCTTAATAAAAGTGCAATTGATAATATAAGTAAAGACTGGAAAAACGTATGGGTACCTCCTAATCCTGGTGACCCTGGTAGTTGTATTGGTGCTGTTTTGGCAAAAACAAAAACCAAAGTAGATGTTGACAAAGTGTGGTATAAGGCAGTATAATATAAACATGACAAGACAGAATACAGATTATGGTTATGATATACAAAAAGTATATCTTGAGATGATGATGACAGACGCAGAGAGCTTTGTTCGTTGTCAAGCGGTGTTTGATCCAAAAACATTTGATAGACGTTTGCAGGAACCTGCAAAGTTTTTGAATGACTATGTAACAGAACACAATGCACTGCCTACGTTTGACATGATAAATGCAGCAACAGATGCAAACTTGAAACACCCAGGTGACTTGGCAGAAAATCACTATGATTGGCTGTTACAAGAGTTTGAAACATTTAGCAAGCACAAGGCACTAGAAGCTGCTATCCTTAAGAGTGCTGACTTGCTTGAGAAAGGTGAATATGGCAGTTGTGAAGACTTGGTTAAGAAAGCTGTGCAGATTGGCCTTCAAAAAGATCTTGGTACTGACTATTGGAAAGATCCTCGTTCACGTTTGGAAGCGATTAAAGACAAGAACGGACAAGTAAGCACAGGCTGGCCGGCATTGGATAAGAAACTGTTCGGAGGATTCAACAGAGGCGAGCTAAACATCTTTGCAGGTGGATCAGGTTCGGGTAAGAGTTTGTTCTTGGCTAACTTGGGTGTGAACTGGGCACTAGCAGGATTGAATGTTATTTACTTGACGTTTGAGCTTTCAGAGAACTTGGTTAGTATGCGTGTAGATTCAATGACTACAGATATTCCAAGCAGAGATATTTTCAAATCAATTGATGATGTTGAAATGAAAGTTAAGATGATTGGTAAGAAGTCAGGTGCGTTCCAAGTTAAGTATATGCCCACAGGTAAGAATGCAAATGACATCCGCAGTTATTTGAAAGAGTATGAAATTAAAACAGGCAAGAAGGTAGACGTATTGCTTGTAGACTACTTGGATTTGATGCATCCGATTGCTGCCAAGATTAGTGCAGAGAACTTGTTTGTTAAAGACAAGTATGTATCAGAAGAACTGCGTAACTTGGCTATGGAACTGAACTGTTTGTTTGTAACAGCATCGCAGTTGAACAGAAGCAGTGTGGAAGAAATTGAATTTGATCACTCGCATATTTCGGGTGGTATTAGTAAGATTAATACTGCTGACAACTTAATTGGTATCTTTACAAGTAGGGCTATGCGTGAGCGTGGACGTTATCAGATACAGTTAATGAAAACACGTTCATCAAGTGGTGTTGGTCAAAAAATTGATTTAGAATTTGATGTAGATAGTCTTCGTATTCGAGACTTAGGCGATGAAGAAGAATTTAAAGAATTTGATAAACGCAAATCTACAATCTACGATCAAATAAAACGTAACGGTAGTATGCCGTCAGAAACTAGTGAAGTTAGAGAAGATCCAGCAGAAGGTGATACCGTAGGTAAAATACGTGCCGAAGCAGATTCTACTAAACTAAAACAGTTTTTAAATAA